TCGGCGGCATGGACGTCTACGCGCTCGGCAAGTCGACAGAGCCAGGCATCCGCCAGGAGCTGAAGACCGACGCGCGGCCGGTGACGATGGACGAGAGCGAGTCGAACGAGGAGGACGACATCCGGCGGATCCAGAACATCCTGGGCCTGATCCGCCAGGCGTCGAGCGAGACCGGCGCGAAGACCTACAAGGGCACCGCCAGCGGCCAGGCGCTCAGCTTCGACGTGCGCTCGATGTTCTGCCTCGCGTCCATCCAGGTCGCGCTGAAGCAGAAGGCCGACATCGACCGCCTGACCGTGCTTGGCCTGCGCTCCACCAGCGACGCCGAGAAGGCCAGCGCCGGCGAGGAGTGGCGCGCGCTGCGCGAGATCCTGCACGGCCTGCACAAGAAGCAGGAACTGCCGGCGCGCCTGCTGCGCCGCGCGATCGACATGCTGCCGGTGACGCTGCAGAACATCACGGTGTTCTCCGACGCTGCCGCCGACCGCTTCGGCTCGCAGCGCGACGGCGACCAGTACGGCACGCTGCTGGCCGGCGCCTGGTCGCTGATCAGCACCGAGGTCGCCACGCGCGAGCAGGCACTTGAGCTGATCGACCGCTACGACTGGTCCGAGCACCGCGACATGGCGGACAGCGACGAGTCGCAGAAGGCCCTGTCGGCGCTGATGGAGGCGCACATCCGCATCGAGCGCGGCATCGAGGTCACGGTCTACGAGCTCGTGCGCTGCGCCGTGGGCAACCCCACTGGCACGCTCGACCTGAAGCCGGAGGCGGCCGCCGACCACCTGATGCGCCACGGCCTGAAGGTGAAGGATGGGCACCTGCTGCTGTCGAACACCAGCACCGAGCTCAAGCGCATGATGGCCGGCACCGGCTTCGAGGCCGACCTGCGCGGCGTGCTGCTGCGCACCGCTGGTGCCTCGAAGTGGAACAACAAGGCCGAGAAGTTCAGCGGCGTGCCCACCAAGGTGATCGCGCTGCCGCTGAAGCCCCTGGTGGGTGACCTGCCGCCGGCGGCGCCGTTCTGACCCTCGCGTTGGGCACAAAAAAGCCCGGCGCGAGGCCGGGCGAAGGAGACTGCGGTTTTGGCAACCGCAGGGAGGAGTCTACGCCTGCGGCTTGGCCGGCGGGCACCAGTCGACCTGCTGCCACTCGTTCGACGGCCGCACCGGCGCGAGCTCGCGCAGCGGCGGCTTCGGCGGCGGGATGTTGCGCACCACCTGGCCGTTGGCGAGCACGCTCACCGGGAACGGCCAGGGGCTGGTCAGCTGGCGTGTGCCTGTCATGGAACTACTTCTCGAACGTCTCTTTCGCGACATCGATCCAACCCAGAAACGCTCCACCTTTGCCGGGTTCATAGACGTTGATGTTGCCGATGCGGTTGACCATTAGCTCGCTGCCCTCCGGTATGGATGGCAGCAGCGCCATCAGTCGCTCGACGGTGATCCATTTCTCCATGGTGTTGGGGTCAAACATGGTGGCCTCACAGCTTGAGCATCTTCTTCGGGCGCTTCACCGGCGGCAGGATCTTGAAGTTGGCCGGGATCATCCACTCGCGGCCGTGCTTCTTGGCGCCGGGGATGCGGCCCTGCTGCGCGAGCACCTGGATGCGGCGCGCGGTCACGAGGCGCCGGCTGGCGGCCTCGTGGGCGGTGATGGGTTCTGGGGTGGTGGTCTTGGGCATGGTCAGGCTGCTGCGGCGGCCGGCTGCAGCTCGGCACGCAGGTGGTTGATGAACACGGGCCAGAGGTCGCGCCAGAAGCCGACGGCCTGGGGCGCGTTCTTGTGCATGATGCGCTCCCACGGCTCCTGCAGGAACTCGTAGGCCTGCTGCTTCTCCGAGTCGAACAGATCCGGTATCTCGGTGTCGATGCTCCAGCCTTCGCGGATGCGATCGGCGATGTCGCCCATGGCCTCGACGAAATCGCGGTCTGAGGCCTCGGCCTGGCTCTCGTGCGCATTCAGCTCGTCCCACACCACGCGTGCGATCTTCTTGTCCATGTCGCGGTGCCAGCGTTTCTCGATCAGCCTCTGGCGCATGTACTGCACCGACGCCTCGCCGTCGAACACCATTAGCTTGTCGCCCATGAACTTGCCGAACACGTAGCCGAATTCGCAGCCGAGCAGCCAGCTGCGGAACGGCCGGCCGAGGTGGCCCCACTGGTAGGCCCAGCTGCCGAACGAGCTGTAGATCAGGATCTCGCCGCACTGGCGCCGCTCGTTGCCGCACATCGGGTCCGGTTGCGTGCACCACTCGCGCACCGCGATCGTGGCCCACTCGTAGTCGCCGCGGCCGCCGCGCACGCGGTAGACGCTGAAGCCATCGTCTTTGGTCACGCTGGGCATTGTCAGTCCCCGAAGTGCTTGCTGAAGATCCGCTCGATCACGTCGATCTGCTTCTCGGTGAGCGGCCGCGTGTCGTCTCCCTGCTTGGTGCGAGCGAGCACGCTCTCGATGAACTGGCTCTCCCATTCCGTCACGTGGTTCGTGCCAGCCAAGCCAGCGATGCGCTTCACCATGGTGTTGAGGGAGGCCATCACGCTCTCCTCGCAATCCGCAGCGCCAGCTCGGTGAGCTCGAAGCCGGCGATGCAATGCAGGTTCTGGCGCGACTGCAGCTCGGACTTCAGCTTGCGGACCTGGAAGCCGTTGAAGGACTCCAGGGCCTCGATGCCGCGGGCCATCTCGGCCTTCATCGACGGGTACGGCTCGGCGCTGTGTGCGCGCTTGAGCATCCCCAGGGCGAACCGTTGCGGGTCGTACTCGAACAGCTCGCGCGCGAAGAAGCGCTCGAACTCGGCAAACGGAACCTTCCAGCTGCGCGCGTCGCAGCGGTAGAGGTCGTATGCCATGATGATCTTGCCGGCGAGGTAGTTGCGCGCGACAGAATCGAACAGCGTGGTGCTGGCGCTCATGGTCGCCATGATCAGCTCGTGCGCACCTGGTTCATGATCTTGGCCGGCACCTCGGCCACCGGCACGCCCTGGTGGTCGGCCGGCGCCAGCAGGCACTCGCCGCCTTCGAGCTGCGCGAGCAGGGCATAGCCCTCGTTGGCCTCCATGAACGCGTTGGCGGCGGCCTGGTCCGGCTCCGAGTGCACCTCGAACACGCGGCCGTAGAGCTGGAAGTATTGGGGCATCACGTTCTCCTGTTGGTATGAGCCAATTGTACGTTCAAACGAACAGCGTAGCGTCACGTGTGGTGCGCCCGCTGCATCAAGCTGCGCATGATCCGCAGCTCGTTGGCGACCGCATTGCGCCAGCCGATCGCGCTGCGCTCGATCACCTCACGCTGCAGGTGGTGCACCATGCTGTGCCGCGTGCCGTCGGCCCGGCGCTCCAGCACCAGCGCGAGCGAGTCGTGGCTGTTCGACAGCAACGCGCGCATCTGGCGATGGCGCGCGGTGGCGGCCCAGGCTTCGAGCGGCAGGCGGTTGCGCATGGTCAGGGCTGGCCGATGGCGCCGCTGGTGGTGCAGTCGGTGCCGGCGAGGACGGAGGGCTCGGCCGGCGGCGCAGGAGGCGCGGGGGGCGCCCACGGCTTCGATGTGCGTGCCTGCTCGGCTTTTCCCAGCCATTCCGTGCGCAGCAAGCTGTCGCTCGTGTCGGCACGCAGTGGCATCACCAGCAGCACAACGTTCTCGTGCCGCACGAACCGGCAAGCGATCACCGTGTCCCGGTGTCGAGCTTCCTTCTCCATGTCCGACGGCTCTTGGAAAATCTCGACTGCCGGAGCTGCGCCACGCACCTTGGTGAATCCATCCAACGCGCGACTGACGTAGCTGATGTTGTAGGCGCTATGGTGGCCTGGTTTCAGCGCGCCGAAGTTCGGCATCACCTTGCGCCAGGACGGGAAGTTGCCTTCGATGATCGGGTTGCTCAGCTGCAGGTGCTGCCGGTGCCCATTCTTCATCCCGAACAGCGACAGCAGAAGCGCCGGCTTGCCGCGGAACTCTGTGAGTTCCAGCTTCGAGTCGTCGTTGTCGTCGAGGATGCCAACCTTCGGCAGCAGAGACAGCATCGTGCGGTCCGGCGCGAGGATCACTGGCGCATCGCACTGCGCCTTCTCGTCGATGATCACGATCATGCTGTGGCCGTTGGTGCCAACGATGTAGGCTCCACCCTCGGCGCGCGGCTCCACCAGGATGCCTTGCAGGTAGTAGCGGATGTCGCGCGTGGCTCTGCAGGTGGCCGCCAGGCGCGCGTAGGCGGCGCGGATGGTGCAGGTGGTCACGATGCGGCCTCCATCGCGTTCTTCACGCGCAGCAGGTCTTGCATGAGGATCGCGATGTCGCTGCCGGCCAGCGAGCTGTTCCGCACCTCCTCGACGTACAGACCGTTCGACACGCGGTAACGCGCGCCGCGCCAGGTGAAGCGAATGGCGCTCGCCTCGCTCGACAGGTCCAGATCCTTGATCTGGTTCGAGTACGGAAGGCTGCTGATCACGGCTTCCAGTAGCTTGGTGTTGATGTCGGTGGTCACAGCGGCCTCACCATGTCGAGCGAGACCGTGCGAATGGTCTGGCGGCTGAACTCCTTCGCGGTGTCGATCTCCACGCGCAAGTACCCCCACGCATGTTCGCTCCAGTTCGAGAGCTCGACCTGGCTGCCGCGCACCGTTGCCGGCGTCGGGTGCTTCTGCGTTCCGCTGAGCATCACGCCAACGCGGGTGCCGGGAGGGTAGGCCTTGTTGATGTCCTTCCGAATGCGCTCAGCGAGCGCACCGAGGGCCGCGAGATCCTTGGTGATTGCTTTGGTCATGGTGTTGGCCCGTTGCGACCGGGCCCGTAGTTGCGATGGTGATGGTGCTCAGTCCCAGCGGTCGAGTTTGTAGATCGCGCGGCCATTGGGCCCGGTGACGCGCAGCGTGATGCCACCGGTCGAGGAATTGCTGATGCCGACACCGCAGGCGCTGGCCTCCTGCGTGCCGTCGATCGCGGCGGACGCGGCGTAGGCCTCAAGCACCGAGCGCACGGGTCGCAGGTCGCTGCGCAGCATCTCGGTGAAGAAGCCGCGGCCGACGCCCTCTTGCGTGTCGCGGCAGCCGCGCATCAGGAAGAAGACATGCTGCCCGTGCTGTTCCAGTGGCCGATCCCCCCAGAGGTTCGGCGACCGCACGACGGCGGTAACCGGAACGTAGGAGCCTGGCGTCAAGCCCCAGGCGTTGGGGGAGGTGGCGGCGGGACGCACCATGGCGCTGGCGCTCAGCGTCGGCCGGCCTCCCCGCACATACTCGAAGTCGGCCACTTTCACCATCGCGGTGATGCGGTTCGTAGAATTGCTGCCGAGCGATTCACCGACCACGGAGAAGACCTGGCCGCCCACTTCGATCTCCACCGTAAACGGAGTGCGCGGACCGTGGCCGCGGTGCTGGCGGTACAGGTTCACGAAGAACTGGTAACGCCCCTCCGGTGCGGATCCGCGCTCCCAGCGGATGTTCTCGACAGGCTTGTCGGTTTCGCCGCTGATGTTCATGTCCACGTCGAGCCACCCGCCCCGGCGGCAAGCGCGCTTGTTGCCGAAGTAGATGTGATCGCCGAGTGGGGTAAGGCACTGCAGATCGAGGTCGTTGTGGTTGTTCCACATCAGCGAGCAGCGGATGTCGATGTCCTCGAAGCGGCCGCCGGCCTGCGTCAGGCGCCGGCGCATCTCGGCGTCGATGCCGCTGGCGTAGTACCAAGAGAAGGCGTTGCGTGCCTCGGGCGTGTCCCACTGCAGGATCGGCGGTGCGCTGTCGTCGGCGGCCGTCACCAGCGCCATGAAGCGGTCCGCAGTCGACGGCACCAGCACCTCGATCGAGCCTGCCGTTGGAAGCACCGTCTTGCTGAACTTCTCCCAGGTCATCGTCACAGCTGGCATGGCATGCTCGACGGCCGGTGCAGCGTCCTTCGCCTGCAGGTGTCCGAAGATGCCGGCAGCGGCTTTCGGCTCGGCCTTGACTTCCGGCGTCCTCCAGAGCATGGCGCCGCGCGGCAGCTCGTCGAGCGATGCGTAGCGGCGCTTCAGCGCGGGCGCCAGGCCGAGCTCGGAGAACATCTTCTCGGCCTGCCGGATCGCGCCCGCCGATGGCGCGGCCTGCGCGCGCTGGTACTGCGATGGCGCCATCTTGGCGCGGAAGCGAGCGGCCACCTGGTCGAACGACATGCCGGCTTCGATGTCCTCCAGCAGCGTGCCGATCATGCTGCTGCGCGGGTGGCAGAAGCCAGCCGGGGCGGCGGCGACCGACAACCAGGTTCCGGCGTTGCGCTGCGGCTGCGAGCCGGCGCTGGCGCGCGCCTTCTGCAGGTTCAGCAAGAACTCGGCGACGCCCAGCACCCGTTCGCTGCGGTACAGCGCATCGGCCTTCAGCAGGTTGACCGCGGACTCCAGCAGCGACGTCGAGAACTCGGCCAGCGCGCGCTGCAGCGTCTCGAATTCGTGGCGCTTGGCGGCCATGGCCTGGCCGGCGGTCAGCAGGCGATCGGTGTGCACCATGGAGGCCGGCGGCACGACGTGCAGGTGATTCCAGTCGCCGGTGACGGGCGTACCCCAGGCGCGCTCGGCGCTGTAGAAGACGCCGGTCACCTGCGCGCGGCGCACGCTGGCCCAGAGCGCGGCTACGGCCTTGCGGTAGGTCTCGGGCACGTCGTTCTCGTCCCACATCACAGGCATGGTGTGGCCGGCCTCGTCGATCGCCACCAGGGCGCCGTAGGTCTCGAAGAAGCGCTTGCAGGTGTTGCAGTTGTGGACCTGGCGCAGCTCGGGCGGCAGGTTGTCGAGATAGGTAGCGAACAGGCCTTCGGCGTTCGTGGTGAACACCGGCTTGCCGGCGCCGACGTTGGCGGCGAAGGTGGCGCGCAGCTTGGTGCTGAAGGCTTCATATTCCGCGTCGTGCAGCGCGGTGTCGTAGTCGGCAGTGAGGGTGCTCACAAGGTCTCCAGGTAGTTGACGGGGTGCCCGGCAACCGGCCGGGCGGCGGGGTCAGAACGGAATGGTCAGCGGCCGCTCGATGACGATGCCGTCGGGCCGGAGCTCCCAGCTGCGGGTGCCCGGGTCGAACATCAGGCCGGGCCCACCCTGCGCGCGGCGGTGCCGGCGCATCGCCTGGCGCGTCGACTGCTCGGGGTAGCGCTTGCCGGTGCTGATCACCTTGAAGACTTCGCGGCCGTTGGCGAACACGATCTGCTGACCGTAGCTGCGGCCAGACTTGCTCTTGCTGCCGCCCTTGCCGGGCTTCGGGTGCCGATGCGCCTCCTGCAGCTTCGCGGCGGCGGCCAGCGCTGTCAGGTCGGCTGCGCCGCCGGCGCCCGCCATGGCAGCCAGGCCGGCCAGGGCCGCGAGGGATTTCTTGAACATGATCGTGGTCTCGGGTTGCGTGGACGGATCGCCACTGGTCAGGGCCCGCATGCAGGCCCTGAGCGGTGGTGGTCAGGCCAAGAGCTCTGCGCGTTCAGCGCGCCAGGCCTCGATCGCCTGGCGCTTCGGCCGCTGCAGGCCGCGCGCAGCGCGCTCGATCCGCAGCTGGTGCGCCAGTGCCCAGCCGGCCGGCTTGAACGTGACCCAGTGCGTCACGTTGCGCACACCACTCCGGAACTGCCCGAGCAGCTTCATGGGGATGCGGCCGAACTCGATCAGTTCGAGCTCGACGAACTTCTTGCAGGCCTCCATGTCGGCCTGGTTCATGCGGATGGCTTCGGCCAGGCCGTCGTAGTCGACAGCGACGGTCTCCAGGTACAGCAGGCAGGAGCGCTCGTCGTGCGTCATGGTGTCGGGCGTGAGGGTGGGGATCATGGGCTTGGTGGTCATGTGGTCTCCAGGTTGTTCGGGCAGGATCGCCACTCGCAAGCCGGGCACGCCCGGCAAGCGGCTGGGGATCAGGTCTTGATGCCGAGGCTCTTGTGCAGCTCATCCTCCGCTCGCTTCAGCACCTCAGCGCCTTCCATGTTCTCGTAGTTGCCGTGCTTGCACGGGTTGACGAGTGCGGCGAGCTTGCCGATTGCGGAGCACGTCTCGCGACGGCCGCCGATACGCCAGCGGCCAAAGCTCATGTAGAGGGTATAGATTTCACCGGTGGGCACGTGCCGCACCGTCACGCTGGAGCTGTACTTGGCGCGCTGTTGGAGCAGGCCGGGGAAGTCGCCGAACAGTTCCTTGATCTTGGCGCCGTATGCGGTGATCTCCATCAGGAAGTAGGTGCCGTTGATGTCGGCTTTGTCGTCGCGGGTGAAGTCCACAAGTTCTCCAGTGAGCCCGGGCGAGCCGGGCGGGTTGATGATCAGGCTGCGCGCTCCAGCAGCCGCCAGCTGCGCGTGCTCATCTTCGAGCCGTAGCCGCGCTCGTCCTTCCAGCGCACCATGCCGCGGTCGATGCTCTGCGCGATCAGCACGCGGCCCTCGCTGTTCTTGCGCTTCTCGCCGTGGGCGATCGGCTCGGGACCGCTGCCGATCGTCACCTCGCGCAGCTGCGTGCCGTGCAGCGCGTCGGCCAGGCGTTCCAGGCCGTCGGCGTGCGAGCGGGCGGCGCGGGCGCGCGACTCGCATTCGTAGATCGCGCTGTCGATGGACTGCCGCCGCTGGTAGTGCTCCGCATCGGCGAACGGGATCTTGGTGTACTCGCGGGCCTTGGGATCCCAGGGGCCGCGGCAGAACTCCGGCACGATCTCGCCGGCGCGGTAGTCGGCCGCCCGCTGGTCGAGCCGCAGCGCGTCCTGGCGGCAGCTCTTGATGATCTCGTTGGCGATGTCGCGGTCCTGCTGCAGCGGCTTGTAGCGGTTGCCCTGGCACACGCCCTTGAAGTAGCCGCTGTGCCCGCGGCCGACCACCTCGTAGCCGTGCTTCGCCATGCGGCCGTCTTCCACCACCGCCTGGTCGCGGCCGCAGCACTGGCAGTTGCCGCGGAGCTGCATGCGGGCGGCGCTCATGCCGCACCTCCAGCCAGCACCGCGCGCCACTTCTCGATCAGCGCCAGCACCGCGATCTTCTTCGCGCCCACCGCCGCGGCGGCCAGGGGGACCAGGATCCGCAGGGCCGACTCGGCGACCACCACCTCCCGGGGCATCTCCATCACAGCAGCCATCTCGCACCTCCTTTCGACGGTTCAATTATGCGTCACGGCGAATAGCTGTGCGCGTTTGACTTGATCTTTTTTGAGCATGATTGATCATTTTTAAATAACGAGTGTGTCTGTTGATTGTGCGTTCAAGCGAACAACTAGACCTATACTTGAGGTGTCGAAAGGAGAGCGTGATGGCGAACAAGGACTTCTGCAAAAACTTCGGTGGCTACTACGTCACCGGTGGCGTCCACAGCGACGACTGCGCGGCGGTGCAGATGCTCCGGCCCGGCTACTCGGCGAACCGCGCGGCGATGCTCGGCGGCGGGCCGATCGACGCGCCCGAGTACATGCCGGCAGGCGCGGTGGAGAACACCTCGGTGCGCAGCTGGGACGGCCGGCCGGTGGTGGTTGGTGCGGTGGTGGCGCGCGACTGACGGCTGCAGCGGCTTGCCTGGGGGCAGGCCAGTGCAACCCGAGGAGTGAACGATGAATCTGAAGAACCACCACGGCAACGTCACCGGCGACGCGCTCGCGCAGTGCATGGCGTTGGTCCAGTTGGACAAGAGGCACCTGGCCGTCACCCAAATCGACGTGATGGGCTGCCTGGATGCACCAGCCGAGATCAACACCGGCCGCATGGTGCACGTCGGCGCGCAGCAGGCGCCGCACGGCCTGATTGAGGCCGCCGAGTTCCAGACGTTCACGCAGCGCGATGGGTGGGTGCCGCGCAGGGCCTTCTGGCAGCAGCAGGTGGGACGCGCCAAGCGCTGACGGCTGCAGCCGCGCAGGGCCTGCTGGGCCCTGGCGAGTGCAACCCGAGGAGAGATCCTGATGGCATCGAAGACCAAAGAGACCCCCGCGCAGGCTGCCGTGCGCGCGCTGCACGAGCGCGCCGCGGCGCGCGAGCGGGCGGCCGAGCAGCTGCAGCTGCTGGCGGCCAAGTACACCGCGCCGGATCCGAATGGCCTGGTGGTCGGCGGCCTGGTGCGCATGGCGCTGCAGGATGCGGCGCTCGCGATGCTCACCGAGCAGACCAAGTTCCTGCAGCTGGCCGAGAAGGCCAAGCGGGATGCGGTGGCGACTGCGCAGGGGAGGTTGCTGTAATGGCGACCAAGCGCAAGCCCTGGACTAAGGTCAACACGCGCAAGCGGCCGTGGACCAACGAGGACGGCGAGCAGGTGATCAAAGATGTCACGCTGTACCTCGATCCGCGCGAAACGCCGACGTTCTGCTTCGAGGTGCCCGACTACGTGGTGCAGGCGCTGGGCGTGCCGGATGTCTGCCACGCGAAGACAGCGGACCAGGCCGACATCGACTTCAAGGCCCTGATGCAGCGCTACCACGTGCACATGAAGACCGCGAAGGCCGAGCCGGTGATCCTGGTGAAGCTCAGCTACTACGCGGTTGACACCGATGGTCGAGGCATTGCGCACGACAACGGGTTCATTGGCCGAAACAGCATGGACATCGAGCGCATGGTGGGCTTGAGCTACCGGCTCGCGTTCCGAGTCAACGGCCACATCCATCAGCGCGATGTGAGCACCTGGACGCGAGATCAGTGGAACTTCCATCACGGCGGATTTCATCGCGAGGTGCCGGCCGACAAACAATGGCCCTGGGGCGACGAGCAGGAGCACACCGTCGAGAAGGTCGGGCACCGCATTCCTCACCCTCAGGGAACTGTGCTGGACTACACGCCCGAGCTGCACCAGCGCCTCGACGCGATCGTTGCCGCACTCGACCAGGCCGCGCAGGTGCTGCACGGACTGAACCAGGCGAAGAAGGGCGGCGACATGGCGGCCGCGATCATGGCGCTGGGCGGCGGTCAGGGGTTGCTGGCGGCTCCTGGGAGCTCATCGTGACCAAGCAGAAGTTCACCATGACGATCGAGCAGGATGGCGGCCGCTTGCCGATCACCACCACCGCGGCGCTGACGCCGGCGCAGTACCAGGCGGTGCTGGCGATCGTGCAGAGCCAGCGCACCGATGCCGACATCATCGAATGGCTGGAGCGCAACCACACGCTGCACCGCGCTGTCGAGGCGCTGTACGTGGTCGACGGTTACCAGGTCACCATCACGCACGATGACCACCAGATCGCTGGGCCCTGGCGCGGTGAGACGCTGCGCGAGGCGTACGTGCGGGCAATGGGCGAGTGGAGCGAAGGGAGCTGGAGATGAGCGGAAAACCGACCGACCGGATGGCGCTGGCGGAGCTGTTGGATGCTCTTGCTGCCCTTGAGAAGGCATCGGGCGAAGACGATGAACTGGCGGCCGCTTCAGAACGGCTGGCCGATGCAAAGAAGGCCGCACGCGCCGCCCTATCCGCCTCTCCCTCACCAGCAGCGCCCGAGAGCAAAGCGTTGGTGGATGAGGCCCTGCAAGCTCTGCATGCTCTGCAGGTGCCGTTTGAGCCTGGATCGCTTGGGCACATCGCGTGCGAGCGAATTCGACGCGCCCTCGTCTCCCTCCAGCGGGGTTCCGCATGATCTCGATCTACTGGCCTGGCAAGGCCGTGCCGACGTGGCTGGTAAAAGTCAGCTTCGACAACCAAAGCAGCCGCCTTCGGCGATTTCACCATGGTGGCTTCGGGTTCATCGTGAGCCGCAGCGGCGAGTACCACGCAATCGGCCTCTGGGGCTCGTGCTTCTATGTCGAAGGCGCCGTCTCCGTGACCTTTGAGTGGCAGGGCAAGGGCGTGGTGTATCACGAGCTCGGATACGGGATCAGGAAGCTGCTGCGTAAGGCATTTGGAGGTGCGCGATGACGCAGCACGAGCTCGACGAAGTGGTGGCCGCCTGGCTGCGCGTGCTGCCGGAGCTGCTGGAGAAGCATCCGCGTGGCTGGTGGGCGCTAATCAGGCCTGAGCCGTTCGAGGTGCTGAGCGTGCACCGGCTACGGTACGATGCGATGAAGGAAGGCTACGACGTGTTCCTCGATCGCGAATTCTTGGTGCAGCAGATCGTCCCCGACCATGTTGGTGCCGAGTGGCTGGCGCAGCGCGACGCGGCCGAGGCGGAGTATGCGAGCTGGGTGTGCAGGCCCAGGTCGAGGCTCAGGCTGGATCCGCCGCTGGACGAGCACCGTATCACCGAGGCCGGCATGCGGGCCGTCATGGCGGATCCGGCTCGCAAGCTGAGGTTCAACGCCATCGACATGCGCATCGACGGCAACGTCGCGCGCGTGGAGTTCAGACTTGGCGCCAGCGTGGTGGGCACCATTTCGATGCAGCCTGTTAGCCCTGGCGACATCGTTTCGCTGAACGGAATCGAGGGCGCGATGGGTGTGACGGTGAGCAACTGAGGATGTATCGAAAATGAGCAATTCATTCCCGAGGCGTCCGCAGCCGATCACCACCGCCGACCTGTTCCACCTGGAGAAGGCGCACGATCGCATGGTCTACGCGCTGCGGCAGCTGGCGCTGTCCGGCGGCCATGGCCGGCGTGAGGCGGCCGCGGTGGTTGAGGCCGAGCGGCGCTGGGACGTGCTGATGGGGCATGCGCGCGAGAAGCTGGATCCGGGGCTGGGGAGGGACTTCGTGTGAGCGCGCGCATACCACTGAAGCATCCTGGTCGCCGGCGCTACTGGCGCGACCGTCGCGTGCTGGAGGATCTGAAGCAGCAGCTGAAGGTGCTGGATGGCGTCATCGCCGACACACCAACCTCCGACCGCCGCGAGTGGTTCGAGCGATCGCGCGCTCACCTGCAGGCCTCGATCAACGAGTTCGAGAAGGGCTGGAAGCGGGACTACATGGGAGACCAGGCGTGAGGCGCTGGCCGCCGGCCTGGGCCCGACACCCTGCCTACCACCCTGTCGGCTGCGCCGCCTGCGGCAAGCGCTGGAACGTCAAAGGCCGCCTGTGCCGGGCCTGCAAGCGCCGGGAACCACCACCCCCACCCCCTCGCCGGCCGTGGTGGCGCCGGCTGCTGGGGATCTGATCCTCCCTCCGGCCACCAGGCCGGTTTCCAGGGTCCTGCGGGGCCCTTTTTCTTGGTTCCGACAGTCGATTAGCTCGCTTTGCGCTATTCAGGTCAAACCGGTTACAGCGCAAAATTGTATTGCGTGACAACAACTTAGCGGTAACCGATAGCTGGTTACCGTGGTCTTGATCGTGCGCCAGAGCGAAGGAAACCAGGCCCGGTTACCCGTAACTGGTCGGTTTTCACCTAAGTTGTTGATTTAAAACGAAGTAACCGGTAACCGTAACTTCGACGGCCGGAAGCAATAGACATCATGTGCGTGTGTGCGCATGCGTGTGTGCGTGTGCGTGCGCACGTGCGCATGCATGTGCACGTATATATATATTTTCTTGGTTACTTGGTTACTTCTTCTTCTTGGCACTTCTAAGTTCTCGTCAGAAAACAACTTTTTGCGTAACCTGGCTCTGGTTTCTGGTGGTTATTGAGGTTACCGGCATCGGACTTCACTGAAAGTCAGTATTCACTTTGCGAATACTCGCAAATACTTCCTGAACCTCTTACACACTTACTCAAAAATGATGCAGAATTTCAGCACCTCGTCGGGAAGGGCCAGTCGCAATGGTCACGTACATCCAACTCGTGCCTGGAAAGCTGCATTTCCGGTGCGACCGCCAGCGCGCGTCGCTGAGCACCGAAGCCTGCGCCAGCATGTGGCGCGAGGCCAACCACGACAACCTGGAGAGCCGCATGACCTGCCGGTGTTGCCCCATCGGGGCGCAGCACGCCGGCGAGCTCCACGCGAGCATGAGCGCGCTCAAGGGCATGCTGATCTGCGCCAGGTGCCACCGCGGCGCCGAGCGGCTGATCCACGGGCACGCGTGCGTGAGCTGCTACAACCGTGAGCGCGAGGCCATCAAGGGCCGCAACGCGAAGGGCACGGCGCCGACCAAGCTGCCGCCGCTGCAGCCGCGCAGGATCTGGTTCCTGGCTGGCCGCGTGCTGACCAGCCTGGCGATGCCGCGCACGCTGGACACCACCGAGCTGATCGTCGCGGCGCTGCGCGACAGCCAGGACCGCGTGCGGTTCGCGTTCAAGGCGCCGGCCCCGCGGGCCCGGCAGCTGGCGCTGTGGTAGCCGATCCTGGCGCCACCTGGCGCATCACCGACCACGCGTGCCGGCAGTGCTTCGGCCGCGTGCTATCGCGGGCCACGGCGGATGCCACGGTCTACCGCTGCAGCAACTGCGGCCTGCAGCTCACCAGCACCAGGCCCGAGAGCATCTGCGCTTGCGGCACCACGCTGCGCACCGGCAAGAACGCTGGCCTGCGCTGCCTGGTGAACACCTCGCCGACGCCGGAGTGCCCGGCCGAGATCATCGTCGAGGAGGTGGCTGGGCCGCCGAAAAGGCCGTGAGCTGATTGTTAGTCTGTTGTGTTTGGTCCGCGCAGCAAGCAATGGCGCGGGTTTGCGGCTGAAGCCGCTGCAGTTCGGGCGCTAACAGGGCGCAGGATCATCAAAAATGAGGCAACTTCCGGAGTTCATCACCTTCACCGGCTACGACGCTGACACCAACATCGAGGAGATGGCAGAGCTGTCTGGCCTCTACCCGATTGAGTGGGCCGTTCTGGTCTCACCGAAGCGACAAGGCGTGGAGCCGCGCTATCCGGATTGGCGCGCGATCCAGGCGCTGCTGATGCGCAACCGACTGATGAAGGGCCACCTCACCTTGGCGGTGCACATCTGCGGCGCCTACTCACGCGAGATCATGGAGACCGGTCAGATCCGCGGGCTTGATCCTGTGCTCGGGCGCTACTTCCACCGTGCGCAGATCAACCTCAAGGGCAACCAGGTGGACCGTGGGGTGGCTCGCGCCTGGGCTAAGCGCGTCGGCGTGCAGGTGGTGCTGCAGCACGGCTACACCGACGGCTTCGTGTGCTCCGGGCTCGACGAGCAGCTGTTGTTCGACATGAGCGGCGGCCGCGGCCTGCAGCCGGTGCCGCCAGAGCAGTGGCCGCACGCCGGCAGCGATGACTGGCTGTACGGCTACGCCGGCGGCATCAACCAGCACAACGCGCGCTCCGTGGTCGATGCCATCGGCCAGCACGCCACGCGCTACTGGATCGACATGGAGAGCGGCGTGCGTGACGAGAACGACCGCTTCGACCTGGAGCGCTGCCGCGCCGTGTGCGAGGCGGTCTACGGGAAAAGCCTGTTCGCCTGACCAGCCGCGCGCGCAGTCGTGAAACCACGATCGGGTCATGAGCAGTTGGAAACTCGCGGCCCGAGTGCTGTACCGGATGGGCGGCACAGCGACGGTGGAGCGCATCATGGACGAGGAGCCGGACCTGGACTCCGGCCGCCTCTGCAGCCTGCGCCTGTACGGTCTCGCGACCAGCAACGGCCGCATAGGCGGCAACCAGCCGGCGACTTACACGCTCACGCAGCTGGGCATCGACTGGTGCGAAGGGCGCGTGCGCGAGGTGCCAGCGCCGCGTACGCCAGGCATCCACGGCCGTCGCATGCGCTTCGTCGCAACCTGGCTCGCTTCGCTGCCGCGCGGCATCCGCATCACGCAACCGGAGCCCGCGCCATGCACCCCGTGACCTGGTGGCTCGCCTGCTGGTGCGCGTGGACCGGACGATTCGAGACCGCGGCGGCGCTGCTGGCGTCGGCCGCCAACCAACGGAAGGAGGCGCCATGCTCACGCGCCTGAAGGCCTGGATCAAGCGGCGCGTGGCCGGCGCCGAGCTCGACGAGCTGCAGCGCCTGCGCCGCCAGCTGCGCCTGGACGAGCAGCTGCGCGCCGCGGGGTTCTGCGCGGATCGGCCGGTGCAGCCGGTGGTGGAGCGCTGGTACCCAAGTCGCTCCATCGTGAATGGCGTGCCAGTCGTCGAGATGGTCGACCGCGCGCCGCAACTCGACACCACCAGCCACGCCGACCTGGTGAGCAGCCTGGCCGAGCTCGGTTGCAATCCGCCGCCGGCGGCCGCCGCGCCCGGGCCTGTGCCGCGCCGTCGCGCCGACGACCTGATCGAGGACATGGGCCTGCCGGCCCGTGCGCGCTGATGAGCGCCGCGCAAGAGGAAGCCGAAGAGCACGCGCTGGACGCCTACGAGGCGGCCGACGGCGGCACGTGGAGCCCTGCTGTGGTGGCAGCGCGCCTGATGGGCCAGCTCGACGAGCTCAAGCACCTGGTCGAGAACGACATCAAGTTCCTCTGGCTGATGCGGCACACCGAACACCTGCAGGCCGGGCGCCAGGTGCTCGCGATGGTCCACGAGCCGCAGGTGCAGGGCCGCCTGCGCGAGCTGTTCGAGCACCTGCTGATCAAGCAGTACGGCTTTCTGCCGGACTACGTGGTCACGGTCGACGCGCAGTGGTGGGCCGACGCCACCGACCTGCAGCGCGAGGCGCTGGTGCACCACGAGCTGATGCACGTGCGCCAGGCGCTCGATCGCCATGGCGAGCCGCGCATCAACCGGCTGACCGGCGAGCCGATCTACATGCTGGTCGCGCACGACATCGAGGAGTTCAACAAGACCGTCGAGCGCTTCGGCCTCTGGAAGGGCGACGTTGAGCAATTCGCGCGGACTTGCCGCGACGCAGAGGAGAAGGGGCATGCCTAGCTACCACGGGGCCAACCAGGCCAAGCACAACGGGAAGAACATCGATCGCCTACTGGAGGCGGTGGCGTTCATGATGAAGCAGCGGCGCTCCGTGCCTGAGCTGGCGGAAGTCATGGATATGACGAACGACAACGTGGCCTATCGCTACATGGATCGCATGCACGACCATGGCCTGGTCTACGTGTGCGATTGGCGCATTGGCCGCGGCAAGCCGACCGCGATCTACGGCTGGAACCCGGTGCCGTGGCAGAACCCCGACGTGCCGCCGCCGGCGAAGGAGCGCAGGCCCACGCTGGCCGAGCGCAAGGCCATGCTGATGGCGCGCCAGGAGCTGGAGCGCATCGGCGGCAGGTAGCCATGAGCCGCGACCACTCGGCCGACTGGTGCTGCCGCTGCGGCGGCCGTGGGCACCTGGCCGACAGCTGCAAGCGCCTTCCGCTGTTGCCATTGCCGAAAAAAGATCAGCCGATTGCGCCGCAGCCGCGCAAATCGTGATCAAATTCGAGTAACGCGCGCCGGGCGCTTCCCGGCAGCACCTGGAGACATCGTGTACGAGCTCGACAGCATCGTTTTCAGCATCTGCGTGGCCGCCGTCGCCATCGCCTGGTTCGGCTTCAGCAAGCTCTCGGACTGGCTCACCATCCGCGAACGCCACCTCACCATCCGCGCGCGCGGCTACCCGCCGCCGTACTGCGACACCGACGGCGACACCAACTCGGACTACTGGGACCAGTTGGAGACCATGAACGACGAGGACCGGCGCGAGGCCTGGCCGAAGCTGGCGGTGAAGGATGGCGAGCTGCAGCCTGCCAGCGTGCCGTATCCGTGGGGTGAGCTGCGGCCGTACGTCACTGGCGAGGCGAAGCCGATGGGTTACGGAATCGATCCGAAGGCTGGCGACAAGATCTTCTCCAGCACGATGATCGCCGACGACTACGGTGCAATGCCGCGCCCCTGCCCGCAGGCCGCCGTCGGCTCCACCGACCACTGCGCCGACAGCCGCGAGTGCCGCGCGCCGTGCGGAGATCTGTATCGGGCCGCGGAGCGGGTGTGACCATGCGCAAGTACCTCTCGATCTTGGTGGTGGACAGCTTGCTGCTGGCGCTCATCCTTCTCGGAGAGACGCTGCTCGCCATCACGGGCCGGCCCGCTAAAGAGCCTTCGCTGCTGATGGCTGTGTCCAACGGCGCGCTCTTTCTGATGTGGCTGTGGCAGGCCTGGGACGTGTGGAAGGCGCGCAAGGCGCTGATCGCGCAGGAGCGTGAAGCGGCCGCTGCGGAGGCGCAGCAATGATCCACCTCGACATCAACGCGTTCGCCGACGCGCACCCGTTCCTGACGTGGTGCGCGCTGTGGCTGCTGTGGGGCGTGTACCTGCTTGCCATGAGGGCCCTGGGCCTGGTCATCCGCACGCTGCGCGCGATCAAGGTTCTCGCTCGCGGCTGGCCGCCGGCGCACCTCGACGCGGACGGCGACTGGAAGCCGGCCGAGGAGAATCGGTCATGACCCTCCGCACATTCCTCATCATCGCCCTGCTGCTGGTGCTGGAGGCCGCGTTCCTGGCGCCGGCGCGCGCAGGCACACCTCCTCCGCCCGTGCTGCAAGCCGCCGGATCCGCGCCGTGCTGGTGGCAGGTACCGGGCTCGCAGGCGCTGCTGAACCTCAACCTGATGATCGAGGTTGCGGCCGAGTGCAACGAGCGCGGCAGACTCTGCACGATCTACTTCGAGAGCCTGCGCGGCAGCACGCAGAGACGGATTACCGGGGTCAGCACTGCTGATGCGGCATGGGCGCTGATCACCAGCGTGCGCGATCAGGCCGACAAGTGCCGAGGTGTCAAATGACCCGCAAGGCCGAGGCCTGACCATGGCGAACTTCTACCGCCACCTCACCCCGTCCTACCCCAGCAGCAACGCCGGCCGCGAGCTGAAGCTGAAGCGCACCGATGCGCGCACCGCACGCATCGGAAAGCTGCCGCGCAAGATCTTCCTCGCCATCTGGCGCGCGAAGACACCGAAGCGCGACTGCAGCATGTCGAACGCGTACGCGATCCGCCGCGCGCGCACCAAGCTGGTCATGCGTCGGCATGAGCGCGAGCGCACGAGCAGCGCGCCATGGCGCATCCGCATCGCGCTGGCGCGCGCCGGCCACCAGTACCCCTTCCACTACCGCGGCCGGCTGCTGCCGTTCTGACTGTTCGCCAGCACGTATAATCAAATTTGATCAACCGCCGGCGCCGGCTGCGCCGATCAACTGGAGACCCCGTGAGCACCATCAAACCCACCATCGGCCGCAAGGTCTGGTACTGGCCGGAACAACCGACCATGCGCGTCAATGACGACAGACAGGCCTTCGACGCGACGATCGTGTTCGTCCACGATGATGGCACCGTGAATCTGGCGGTCTTCGATCACGACGGCCACTACCTCATCCAGCATCGGGTCGAGCTGCAGGACGAGCCCACGCGCCGCGGCATCGCCACGTGGATGCCGTACCAGCTGGGCCAGGCCGCGAAGGAGCGCGTCACCACCGAGACCGTGCGCATGGGCGACATGAGCCACGAGAAGCGCGTCGAGGAACGTGGTCAGGATGCCGACCCCTGCCTCGCCAAGCGCAGGCCCGGCGAGCCGATGTTCACGCTGCTGGGCCGCGACCCGGTGGCTGCGAGCCTGATCCGGCTGTGGGCGGCCGCGCGCGAGCGCTTGGTGACCAAGCCGACGCCGCCGGACCGCATCGCCGATGCGCGAGCCATTGCTGCGGCGGCCTTCGGCTGGTGCACCAGCGAGGGCCACGGGCCCGTCGACGTGCTGGACCTGCTGCCGATCGATGTGCTGACGGCTGCCGTCTCGCGCCGCGGGTACGACGTGCGGCTGGTCTACAAGCAGATGGGCGAAGCGCAGAAGACCCCCGGCATGCAGCTGCAGGGCAGCAGCCTGAAGCCGGCGGACGATGAATCGCCGGAGCGCAGGATCCTGCGCGACCACGGCCAGCTACAGGACGCGCCCGTGCCGGCGCCGCGCGGCTGGATGGGCGACCGCGGTACCGCTGGCCCGCTCGGCCCGCACGACTGACCAACTTACCCTAAGTCTGCTGCGTTGGCGGCGCGGGCCGCGCCAATGCTTGCTGTGCAGGACGTGGCCCGCGTTTCGGGCGCCGGTAGGGCGCATCAGGAGCAAATTTGAGCAAGAGCAACACCATCAAGCGGCCGGTGCCGCGTAGCGTCGGCCAGGCGGCCGTGCGCGAGCTGGCGAAGAACTACCACGACGATTCCATGACGCAAGTGCCGACCGCGCGGGTCATGGACATCCCGGCCGCCATGGGCGACCTGACGCACGAAATCGAAATGCTCGCCATCGGCGTGCAGCAGCTGGCCGATCGGCTGGACACCGCTGGCGTGCTGGCACCCTCGGGCCTCGGCGGTGACAAGGAATCGACAGGCTCCGATAGCGCGACTCGCCTGGGCGGCGACATCCGCGAGCAGACCAGCCGCGTGCTGGCGCTGCGCAACCGCATCAGCGACCTGACCGGCCGCCTCGAAGCCTGACGCAGCCGCGTCGATCGCAACCCGCGCCCGGCACCGCGCCGGGCGCTTTGGAGAAGGAATGGAAGACACCAAAATAGACACCAGCGGCCCAGCGTTCCCCTGGGGCGACGTGCACACCGGCGCCGGTGGCATGACCCTGCGCGACAAGTTCGCGGAGCGTGCGATGGGCACCTTGCTACTGCTTCAGCCTAGCGACGAAGGGCTGAAGAAGTTCGCGAGCCGAAATCCCGACGGCCTTGTCGCCGACTACATCGCCGAGAAGGCCTACCTGATGGCCGACGCCATGCTGAAGGCGAGGGCAGCATGAGCAAGACCATCGCCGACAACGTGAAGCACATCATCGCCGACATGCTCGGCAAGCAGACCGATGAGATCGACCCGGCCGCGACGTTCGAGAGCCTGGGCGCCGACTCGCTCGATACCGTGGAGATCTGCATCGAGCTCGAAGACGAGTTCGGCATCGAGATCCCCGACGAGGAGTGGGAGAAGGTGAAGACCGTGCAGCAGGCGGTCGACCTGGTGGAGCGCATGCGGGCGCTGAGGGCATCATGACCCGCCACCGCGTCGCCGAGCTCACCGGCGCGCTGCTGGACGCGGCGGTGGCACTCGCTGAGGGATACAGGGTGGTGCCGGCCCCGTGCGATCCGCAGGGATGCTGGGTCGATGACGGCGGCTGCAACCCGTGGCCGTACAGACCGAGCACCGACCGGGCGCTCGCGATGAGCATCCTCTGGGAAGACCAGATCTTCCTCGACCCGCCGCGCAGCGTGCACGCGTCGATGGTCAAGGCCGATGGCACGCCGAAGGGCGGCATCTGGCGCAGCTACGAGAACTGGCAGGCCACCGTCAGCGCGCGCACGCGCACCATCCCGAACCCTCACGACCCCGAGCTGCCGCGCATCGTTGGCCGCGGCGAGGGCCCGGACCCGCTGATCGCCATCTGCCGCGCCAAGGTCGCCAGCCACTTCGGCGAGTTCGTGGAGCTGCCCGATGCCTGACCGCGTGACACCGCCGCCGGCGCCGCACAAGCGGCCGCCGCGGCTCGCCACACCCGAGGAGACCGCGCGCGCCGTCGCCGCCTGGCAGGAGGAGAACCGCAAGCGGCTGAAGATCACGCCGCTGCGCATCCGCGCGCTGGAGCTGGTGCTGGAACACCCAGGCATCACCGGAGGCGCCATCGCGCGCAAGCTGGAATACCGCGGCCGCTACAACGACGGCAGGCCGATTCCATCGTGGCCGCAAGGTGACACGCGCTGGGGGTGCGGCTACATGGCGCCGCTCGTGAGCGCCGGCCTGGTCTCCAAGCGCGTCTACCGCGTGGATGTCGGAGGCGCTGCCTTCACCATCACGCCGGCCGGCGAGCAGTGGCTGCAGGACGCGCTGCTGCAGTCCGGCCTGCAGGGGAACTGATGCTCTGCCCCCACTGCGGCCGCCCCACGCGCCTGCTGCGCTCCGAGGCGCTGGAAGTCGGCGCTGTGCGCAACGTGCGCCTGTGCACCATCCCCACGGCCGTGGCGCACCCGCACGTCGAGTTCGAGACCATCGAGCTGCTGGCCGCCACTCTTAGCGACTGGGGTCCAGCGAGGTTGCAGCGCGAGCTCGCGCGGGCCCGGCGAGGCATGCGCCAGCGCGCGGCCGCCGGCGACCGACGTGCGAAGGCGCTGAAGATGCTGGCAGCGGGCCGCCGGCCGTCGCACATCGCGCGCGAGCTCGGCATCACCGAGGCGCGCGTGCGCCAGTATCGCGCAGAGGCAAACACTGCATAAATCGTGACAGTAGCCTCGCGGCATGGACGATAAGCCACGCCACGGACGCGAGCACCCGCTTCGACCGCAAGCCGAGAAAGACATCTCCGAGCACCTGTCACTGTACGGCGCCAAGAACTGGAAGCCGATCATCCAGAAGTACATGGAGCGCGGCGTCGGCGAGCACACCGTTTGGACCTGGATCCGCGCGGTGAAGAAGGCCGCGCCGCCGAAGCCGACGCTGGTGGCCGCGAAGGCGCGCATCGAGGAGGTGCTGGAGTCCGATGTCGGCCAGCACCTGCCGGTGGCACCATCGCCAGCCTACGTCGCCAAGAGCGGCGAGCGCGGCCTCCGCAACCTCGACATCCTCGCCGAGCTGCACGCCATCCAGGCCGACGCGCACATGCTGCGCAAGCACTCGGTGGCCGAAGTGCTGGATCCCGAGACCGGCGAGGTGACCGGCGAGCGGATCAAGAACCCGCTGCTGTTCGAGAAGCAGATGCAGCGCCGGCTGAACGTGATCGACACCTCGCTGCGCGCCATGGGCGAGGTGTGGAACCTGCGCACGATGCAGGACTTCTACGAGGTGGTTGTGCAGGAGATCGCGCGCGAGTCGCCGGAGACCGCGCGCCGGATCATGGTGCGCCTGGCCGAGCTAAACGCGCGCACCGGCATGACGATGGACATGCGGGTGTAGCGTGGCGTTCGCGAAGAACGGCAGCGGCTACCGGCCGCACGGAGGCGGCCACGGAAACCCGAAGCCGAAGGTGGACTGGCAGGCTGGCCTCGGCATGGCGATCGCCGCCCTGGAGGCCAAGACCGGGTTCGTGGTCAGCGAGAAGCGCCGCGTGATTGAGCCCGGCACCACGTTCCGCCAGTGGGTCGAGCAGCTGGCGGTCGACGGCCTGAAGGTCGACGGCAAGCCATTCACCCTCGACGACAGACCGGCCATGGCCTGGGTCTACGACCAGATCCCCAGCACCGAGGACGAGGCCTTCCGCCTGGTGCTGGTGATGATGAAGTGCGCGCAGGTCGGCTTCACCGTGTTCGAGATGCTGGCCGCGATCTACCTCGGCCTGCGCTTCGGGCCCGCGACGATCGGCATGTTCCTACCCGACATGCTGCTGGCCGGCATCAAGTCGAGCGAGCGCTTCATGCCGATGGTGCGCAGCGTGCCTAAGGTGCACGCGCTGATGACGCAGGAGTCGGCTGATGGCAAGGGCCGCGTCGCCGGCGAGGGCAACGTCAACCGACGGCGCATCGACCAGGCGCTGTTCATCTTCAGCTGGACCAGCGGCCGGGCCACCACCGAGTCGATCCCGATGGACGTGCTGTCCTTCGACGAGGTGCAGGAGATGACGCTGGAGCAGATCGAGAAGACCTACGAGCGCCTGAGCGCTTCGGCGATCCGCTTCATGCAGATGGGCAGCACGGCCAACTGGCCCGACTCCGACATCCACCACTGGTACAAGCGCGGCGCGCAATACCGGTTCTTCACGCGCTGCAAGACCTGCGGCAGCGAGAAGCCGCTGGACGACTACTTCCCCGACTGCATCAGCCTGGTGAGCGGCCAGTACCGCTACGTGTGCCCCAACGGGCACGTGATCGATGACTCGCAGCACGGCGACTGGCGCGCCGAGAACCCGGCGGCCGACCCGCCGATCGACCTGAGCATCCCCAAGAAGGAGCGGCCGCTACGCATCCGCTCGCTGCACTTCCCACAGTTCCTGTCGCCCACGATCGCGCCCGGGGAAATCCTCGACGCGTACCGCATGGCGACGGACATGAAGAACTTCTTCAACCGGAAGCTCGGCAAGCCTTACCTCGACCCGTCGCAGGTGCCCGTCACGATGGAGCACCTGAACCGCTGCGTCGAGGCCGGCCGCGCCGCCGGCGTCGTCTGGAAGACGCGCGCCAAGGGCACGTTCATGGGCATCGACCAGATGGGCAACTTCAACGTCCACGTGATCAAGGAGCGGCTGGCTGACGGCCGCCAGGCCGTGATCCACGTCGAGATGACCTTCTCCGAAGACCCGTTCATGCGATCGAGCGAGCTCATGGAGCAGTACGGCGTGCAGTGCTGCGTTGTCGAGATCAACCCCAACTACAACGACGCCAAGCGCTTCTCAGGCCGGCATCCTGGCCGCGTGTTCATCTGCGACAGCTTCGGCGCGATCAAAGAGGGGATGGTCCACTGGGGCGACGCGCCGAAGCTCGACGTGAGCGAGCGCCGCACCAGCGAGGAGGAGCGCGACCGCTGGACGCTGCGCATGGACCAGTACAAGTGCATGCAGGTCTCGATGGCGCGCTTCACGGCCGACAAGCCGGTGTGCTTGTTCCCAGACCCGCAGGGCCTGGTGCAGGAGGTGCTGGAGAAGGGCGTGCGCGAGCTCAAGGCGGTGCTGCCGATCGCGTTCCACCACTTCACCAAGACAGCCCTCGTTGCCGAGAAGGACGAGGAAACCAACCAGTACAAGCGCAGCGTCAAGAAGGTCGGCATCGACCCGCACTTCAGCTACGCGAACATGCTGTGCGACGTGGCCTGGAGCCGCGCGCACGGCACGAGCACGTTCATCCTGCCGGAGGCCAAGGACATGGAGAAGGACGCCGTGCTGAAGAACCCAGTGATCCCCGAGCCGCTGAAGCAGCTGATGCGCTCGGAGATCCCTGAGGGCGACGTGTGCGGCCGCTGCACCGCGTTCGATCCCGAGACAGGCACCTGCGGCGAGCGCGGCGACATCAAGGTGCGGGCGGACTCACCTGGCTGCGTGCTGTTCGTGGCGTCGTGATCGCACGATGAAGGCCTCTGCAGTGCACGCAAGACGCCCGAGCAACCCACCGATGGAGATGCGATGAAACGTACCTGATCGGCACCCCGTGCGCCCGACGAGCGCCCGCCGACGAGCCCCGGTCCGCCAAGTGCGCGCCGGGGCTTCGCTTTTCAGGCCCGCGCGACAGATTCAGGATCAGCTGGCAGCCGGTAGATGGCGTCCTCGCGCGGGTGCAGGTGCACGTAGACCCAGCCCGTCGGCGGCGCGCAATGGTGCTCGCGCGAGTCGTACACCTGCCAGCGGTCGATCGGGATCCGGTAGAGGTCGGCCAGGCGCGAGGCGCTGACGTAGTGGCACTGGCCGCTCTCGGAGTCGCGCACGACGCCCGGGTGCAGCACGTACATCGGTCTGGGTTGCATTGCCCGCTCCTTCCCGCTGATGCGGTGTAGTGCGGCAAGTCTGCATCAAAAAAGAGTAACAGCCGGTATTTCCGCACCCCAAGCGTTGGGGGTGGACATCCGTCGTGATCGAAGAATCGGAGGCGTTGTAGGCAGTACCAGGAGCAGTAGTGGAACTCATCGCGCTGATCAAGGCGGCCATCGCTTGGCTGCAGAAGCAGGTCGAGCAGCTGGAGCAGCAGCAGACCCCGCCCGCGCCGCCGGCACCGGTCCCGGCACCCGAGCCGGACCCCACTCCACCCCCACCGCCTCCTGAGCCCGAGCCTGCGCCGCCGGCACCACCGCCCGCACCACCAGCGCCTGAACCCGCGCCGGAGCCGCCCGCTCCTGCGCCGGTGCCCGTGCCGCCGCCGCCACCTCCCGTCTACGCGAAGCCGAAGGTCGCCATCGTCGACTACTCCGGCAACGACAAAGCCGATCGCATCGCGGCGCTGTCGAAGTATGGGCTCGTGCACCTCGGCCTCTGGCCCAGCTATGGCGAGGCGCGCATGCGCACCCTCGTCGAAGGCCTGAAGAAGGCCAACCCGAAGATGCTGGTCTCCAACTACGCCAGCTTGGTGGACCTGCCAACCACGTTGGCCGCAGGCGATGCGCGCGGGCCGCTGCTCGATGCCGTCAACGCGAACAACTGGTGGCTGCGCACGGCCGCCGGCGTGATCATCACCCAGCAACCCGGCTTCAACCACTTCGACGTGAACTGCACCGCGGCCACGCGGCCAGACGCGCAGGGCCGGCGCTACCCGCAGGTGCGAGCCGAGTTCGACGCCGCCAGGTGCTTCCCGGCATCGGTGCCGTTCGACATCGCCTGGATCGACAACGTGTACGGCCTGACGCGCACGCCGGCGGACTGGTACCAGAACGGAATCGACGTGGCGGCCAAGGACAAGGCAGCCAGCGAGGCGATGCGCGCTGGCTACGCCGCCTACTTCGCCGAGCTGCGCGCGCGCCTGCCGGGCAGGCTGGTGATGGGCAATGTGGACGCGCCGGAGCTTTACCCAGGCGTGCTCAACGGGTGCTTCCTGGAGGGCCAGCTGGGCAAGAGCTGGTCTCCCGAGACCTGGGGCGGGTGGTCCGCGATGATGACGCGCTACCGCGGCGCGCTCGCCGCGGCCGCCACGCATGGCCTGGTGACGTTCCAGGCCTACGGCGCGGCCACCGACTACGCGGCGATGCGCTTCGGCTTGTGCTCGGCGCTGCAGGAGGACGGCTACTACGGCTACAGCGAGCCGACGATGAAGGAGCCGCTGTGGTTCGACGAGTACGACGCGCCGCTCGGCGACTCGATGGGACCGGCCGTGCTGTCCGGCGTGCTGAGCGTGCGCAGGTTCACCAACGGCCTCGTGCTGGTGAACACGAGCAAGACCGCCTCTGGCAGCTACGATTGCACCGGCTATCGTCGCCTTGCCGGCGCGCAGGATCCTGGCGTCAACAACGGCCAGGCGGCCGGCGTCGAGGCGCTGGCCCCGCGCACCGGCCTGCTGCTGGTGAAGGCCTGATCGCTACTCGATGAACTCGGCGCGCGGGATCACCATCTTGGTCCCGCCCTCGGTGACGGCGAACACGTGCTCGCCGTCGACCCAGCCGCAGAGGTGGATGTTGGCGCCGTACACGCCTTCGCGGGCGTTCGGCACAACCTCCACCACCTCGGGCATCGTGCAGCGCCGGTTCTTGTAGAGCACCACGGACCAGCCGCCGTAGATGCCGGACATATGCGGCTCGGCCACGGCCTGGCGCACCAGCGGCGCCGACTGCGAGGCGGCTTCCGGCGCGTTACCGGCACCGAAGCCGATCATGACGGCCAGCACGGGGATGATGGGCAGGTAGCGCTTCATGTGACCCTCCAATCCGTCACCAAGGTAAGCCGGACGTCGCCGTTTTGCAACCGCTGGCTGCATGTCACGCGACCGTCTTTCGACTCGCAGCACGCGATCTCGTTAACCATGGCACCGGACACCAGGAAGTCCTGCAGCACTCGCTCGCGCCGCAGCTCCTCCAGCATGCCCAGCCGGCGCGCGATGCGCTGCAGCGCCAGCGGCACATCGTCGGCAACCAACATCTCGGCCGCCGTCACGTCGAGCATGCTGATTCCTCCCATGGTCAGGTCGCCGTTCGGCCGCAGCGATCCGGCGCGCGGACCTGGCGGCAGCCGTCCTCGTCGGGGTGCACCGGCGACCGCATGATCATCCACGAAGACCAGACCGCGGATGCAGCGCCGACGAAAGCGAGGCCAGCACCACACCAAGCCGCAAGGCTCCCCAGTTGCGGGAAGACTGCCGCGGCGCCGGAGGCAATCGCGACGGCGAGCGCGAGGTGAATGGCGTCGGTTCGGTTCATCGCAAGCTCCAGTAGGTCGATGCCTTGATTCTAGGTCGTTGATCAAAAAAGACCAACCTTCAGTTGCGGGGTGCTGCCGTTGTCGTGACGCCACCATGGCGACATGGACACGGCCGCCCACGTCGCTTTCAACCCTGCCGCACCGGCCGACGAGCGCCGCGACGCGCAAGCCGAGCTGCAGAAGACCTACGCGCCCACCTCATCCGAGGTGATCGCGCCGGAGATCATCAAGCCGCTGCTGGAGTACATGCGCGACCAGGCCGAACAGCAGGAGTTCGCCAAGGCGCTGAGCAAGCCCAACGTGATCCCGTTCCCGTCGCGCGCGGTGCGCGAGCGCCAGCCGGGCATGCAGTCGGTTTGGCTCGACGAGATGCAGGTGACGCTGCAGGGCGACTGGTACGAGCGGCCCGGCGTCTTCAGCTTCGACAGCATGCGCGCGATGGTGCGCGAGACGCCGGTGCTCGGCGCCGTGGTGCTGCAGCGCATCCGCCAGGTGCAGCGCTTCTGCCGCGCGCAGGAGAACGGCAAGGGCTACGGCTTCAAGGTCACCCTGAAGGATCCGAAGGCCCACGTCGGCAGCGACGAGGAGCAGTCGATCGCGATGCTGCAGTCGTTCTTCTCGAATTGCGGCTGGGAGAAGAACCCGCGCGCGCGCCGGCGCCTGAAGCGCGACGACTTCACCAGCTTCATGGGCAAGCTCGTGCGCGATACGCTGACGATGGACTCGATGCCGATCGAGACCGAGTTCAAGCGCGACCGCAGCATGGGCCTGGACGGCATGTACGCCGTCGACGGTGCGACGATCCGCCTGTGCAGCGAGATCGGCTACCAGGGTGACGACGAGATCTTCGCGCTGCAGGTGGTGCAGGGCCGCATCTCGGCGGCCTACACCTACGACGACCTGATCTACGTCCCGCGCAACCCGCTGGCGGACGTGCTGGCCGGCGGCTACGGACTGAGCGAGACCGAGCTGCTGATCCGCACGGTGACCGGCTTCCTGAACGCCTTCACCTACAACACCAAGTTCTTCGACTCGAACCAGATCCCGAAGGGTCTGCTGCACCTGTCTGGCAGCTATGACGACAATGATCTGGCGGCCTTCCGGCGCTACTGGAATGCGATGGTCAAGGGCGTGAACAACGCCTGGGCCCTGCCGGTGATGGTCAGCAAGGACCAGGAGTCGAAGGCCAGCTTCGAGGCCTTCGGCGTCGAGGCCAACGAGATCATGTTCGCGAAGTGGATGGTGTTCCTGGTGAGCATCATCTGCGCGATCTACGGCATCGCGCCCGAGGAGATCAACTTCGAGAGCTTCACCGCCGGCACGTCGAGCCTGAGCGGCGACGACACCGAGGAGAAGCTGGTCAGCTCGAAGGACAAGGGCCTGCGGCCGCTGCTGTCCTACTTCGAGAACCTGTTCACCGACTACGTGGTCGCCGAGTACGGCGACAAGTACGTGTTCCGCTGGACTGGTCTCGACGAGGAGGACCAGAAGACCACGTTCGAGCGCCAGAAGCTGGCGATGACGTGGAACGAGATGCGCGCGCTCGACAGCCTTCCGAAGATCCAGGGCAAGGTCGGTGATGCGCCGCTGAACCCGGCGCTGCTCGGCGCCTGGCAGCAGGAGAACATGCCGCAGGAGACCGACTTCGGCCAGCCAGGGCAACCGGCGCCTGGTGAAGACGACGACGGCGAACAGGGTGGCGAGGACTTCGGCGACGCCGGGCCTGAGAACGACAGCGGCGTCGACTTCGGCGCGCCGCCCGACGACGACACCGACAGCGAGGGCGGCGAACCTGATGTGGTGGCGAAGGCATTCGGCCTGCCCGTGTTCAAGATCGAGCCGTGAAGCAACCCAAGCAGCAGGCCAAGAAGCCGGCACCGGAGCCGAAGGACGTCGCGGTCGGCGACGAGCTCTACGTGCACCATCGCGGCCAACCACACACCTGTCGTGTGGTGTGCCACGGTCGGCACGGCGTCACCGGAGAGGTCGAGGGCCAGCACCACAAGTTCACCTGGGACAAGGTGATCGGCCACAAGCGGCGCGAGATGCTGCGCTACCAGGTCATCGACCAGGGCGAAGACGGCATGATCCTGCAGGACAAGGTGGGCAACCGCCGCTTCATCGCCACGCCGAACGACGCGAAGGAGGATCCATACATCGCGAAAGCCTTCGGCCGCCGGCCGGTGCTGTTCCTGAAGGCGGAGGGCCCGAAGCGTCCCGGTCTCACCGAGAAGCACCTGACCGACAAGCGCGGCGTGCAGACCACGCGCTACGTGCGCACGCAGCAGGACCAGCCGAAGCAGCGCCAGCGCGCCGCTGGTGACGCCGAGGCCGGCGCTGTGCACGGCTACGGCACGCACAACCTGAATGCCGGCGACACGGTGCACTTCGCCGCGGGCGAATTCCAGGGCAGCGGCGTGATCGTCGGCAGGCCGGGCGCCGACGGCGCGCACGTGAAGGACGCCAGCGGCCGCATGCACCAGGTGCGCTGGACCGAGATCACCGGTCACGAGCCGCGCGACGGAGAGAAGCCTGCGGTGAAGCCGCAGGTGCGCGCCGAGCAGAAGCCGGTGCCGCCGGAGGAGTTCATCGCCAGCGACTATGCCGCGCAGCACAACGATGCCACCGTGACGCCAGAGGCGATCCTGTCGCAGTTCCCGCCGGACACCGCCGACAAGATCAAGGCGGTGCAGGAGCGCCTGCAGGGTATCGAGCAGACCATCGATCGCTACAAGCAGGGCGACAACTACGACGCCGAGCGCGCGAAGCTGCACACCAAGATCTACGACCACTTCCTGTCGCCCGAGCGCGTGATAGCGGCCACGCCGGACAACGGCGAGCAGCCGACGCTGACGATGTTGGGCGGCCGCGGCGGCAGCGGCAAGAGCTGGTTCAAGGGCAAGGTGTACGACGCCGAGAAGGCGATCGTCATCGATCCGGACGAGATCAAGGCGATGCTGCCAGAGTACGAGGGCTGGAACGCCGCGCAGATCCACGAGGAATCCAGCGACGTCATGTCGATGATCCTGGGGTTCGCTCGCTCCCTCGGGCTCAACGTGGTGCTGGACGCCACGATGAAGACCGGCAAGACCACCCTCGCGAACGCGAAGGAATTCCAGGACGCCGGCTACCGCCTGGAGGCCCACTACATGCACCTGCCGCGGCAGGAAGCCGCCAAGCGCGCGGTGCAGCGCTTCCTGGGGAAGACGCAGCGCTACGTGCCGGTGGAGGTGGTGCTGGGCAACACCGACAACGAGAAGACCTTCGACCAGGTGCGCGCGATCGCCGACCGCTGGAGCTTCCGCGACAACAACGTCGCCAAGGGCGCCGAGCCGATCCTGATCAGCGAGGGCGGTGCCGGCACCACCAAGACGGGTGATGAGCCGTTGAAGAAATCCGAGCAAACACCTATTCTCTTGGTGTGGAGCCAAAGATGATCCCGACCCCGGAGCAGCGCCCAGACCTGTACGACGGCTACGACTGCCAGCCGCGCAAGCCGCTGTCGCCGGAGTACCTGCAGCAGGCCGTGCCCGAGCACCTGCGCGCCGCGCTCGCCAAGCGCAAGCCGGCCGACGAAGCGGACAACAAATCCGAGTAGTTCGCGCGGGTATAGTTGATCAAATTCGATCATCGCCCGCAGAATTCATCCCATCGATTGCGGGTTAGCTCAGCCTGGTAGAGCAGCAGGTTCATACCCTGACGGTCGAAGGATCGAAGCCTTCACCCGCAACCAGAATTTTCCGTGTGGCACCCGCGCAAGCGGTATGCATCGGATCCGGCAGGAGCGCCACAAACGGTGCCGGCGGAAGGGGTATCGCGGTAATCGCGCCATGAGAACGCCTGGAGGCAGAAGGCCCTGGAACGGCGTGACAGCTCGGAGAGTACGGGCAAGATCATCAACCACTGGAGCACAGCTTGATCACCGCACAGCACCTCAAGATCGGCCGCAAGGTCAACTACAAGACCCAGCGCGGAAACACCGGCGCCGGCAAGATCCGCGAACTGCCGGCCGCCGGCGTCAACGGACAGTTCGTGCACGTCGAGGACGCGGCCACCAAGAAGGTGCTCAAGCTGCGCCCCGGTCAGCTGACCGCGGCCTGAAGGACAACCAGCAGCAGAGAACGCGCGAGGCCGCCGGGCCTGACGATCCGGCGGTAACGTAAGTCCGGCCACAGATGCTGCCCGCGAGCGACGGGCGCCGGCGTGATAGAGGCATCGAGGGCGAAGATCGGGACGTTCCGTTGTCAGCGGGTCGCGATCGGAGACCGTGAATCTGGTGCACGAGCGGTGAAACCCCGCGCCGGAGACGTTACCGGCCGTGTGGACCCGGGAAACCGGGCCCTCACGCATGCGGATCTGGACCTTGCGACGAAAGCCTCACGGCAACGAAAGCACGACGGTCCGCAGTCGTGAGGGTGAGCAAGGCCATTCGAGACTGGGAGGCACGCCCAGCAGGGTCGCCAGCGGTGGACATCGAGAGGCCGCGGCTTGCTTGGGGCAATAGTGCGGCTCCAGCCCTCAGCTTTCATGACTGCGCCGACCGAAGGCCTGCACAGCTGAAGCCGGGTGCAGCCGGGCCCCACGCGGGGTGTCGGCGCAGTCATGAGAGCTTTGACCATCACCGGTGCCCGCAGGCGTGGTGCATGCCCACGAGGGAGATCACTGGCGGGAAGAAGTGGCCGCAAGGCCGACCGACGATGCCGTTTCCGGCGCCGGTGATGGTGAGAGCTCGCTGACCTGCGGCCTGGCCCCGCAGAAAACCACCTCACGGTTGTTTCGACTAGAGCCAACACGCTGCCTTATGCGAGCGGCGAGTTCTCAACCAACTCAAAAATGAGTCGTGACGCCCCAATGGCGTCATGCACCTCAAACGCTTCTCGCGCAATACCGCCGGGCGCGATCTCATCGTCGGCGACATCCACGGCAACGTCACCAAGCTGCTGAACGCGCTCGAAGCGATCGGCTTCGACGCCACGCGCGATCGCCTGTTCTCCGTCGGCGACCTGGTGGACCGCGGGCCCGAGTCGGAGCACGCCGTCGCGCTGCTGGAGCACCCGTGGTTCCACGCCGTGCGCGGCAACCACGAGCAGATGGCGATCGACTGGGCCAGCGGCATGGCGCGCGACGCCGACATCTACATGCGCAACGGCGGCGCCTGGTTCCTTGGTCAACCGAAGGCCGAGCAGCTGCGCATCGCTGGCGCGTTCTCGGCGCTGCCGATCGCGATCGAGCTGGAGACCGCGGCCGGCCTGGTCGGCATCGTGCACGCCGACTGCCCGCTGGTGAACTGGGAGCAGCTGGAGGAGGCGCTGGGCGGTTTCAATGCCGAGGCCGTGCAGATGGCGTGCATGTGGTCGCGCGATCGCATCGAGTCGCGGTTCTGTGGCGACGTGCATGGTGTCGTGGCTGTCGTCGTCGGCCACACGCCGCTGGAGCGCTGCACCAGCCTGGGCAACACCATCTACATCGACACCGGCGGCTGGCTGCCGGAGCGGCACGGCCCGCGGCAGTTCACCATCCTCGACGCCAGCACGCTGCAGCCGCTGAAGCTACCCGCCCCGCAACTCGCTTGGTCGTGATCGCACACTAACCCCGCCCGAGAGGGTGATGCGAGCGGCGACGTGAGCGTGCACCTCCAAGCTGTGCGTGGGGGAGCGGGTTTCTGAACGGCAGCAGCGGCCACGGTGACGCACTACGTGCGGCCCCTCCACACCGGGAAGCCGCCGACACCGCGCGACAGGCGGCGCCACCGGCCCGGCGAGGAACCCCGGGCCACCACCGCGTCGTGACCGCACCATGCGGGCATGTCAGGCCTTTTCGTCGATCTGATCGAGCTGAGCGAGCCGCGCACGAATGCTGCGCTGGAGCTCATGTGCAAGGCCACGCACGACGATGATCCCGACATCTGGGCGCAGCACGAGTCGCCGTTCATCCGCCGGCTGATCGAGCTGTTCACCGAGCGCGGCCTGCTGCGCCTCGACGCGTTCCGCACCGAACTGCTGGCCTGGATGCGCGGCGAGCGCCACACCCACGCCGGAACTACGATGCCGCGGCCCGACGGCGCGATGATCCGATGGACGCCGCAGGAGCTCGGCCTGGTGCGGCTGTACCTGCAGACGCTGCCACCGGAGCGCTGGACGCTCGACGACCACATGCTGATGGTCGACTACCTGGCGCAGCGCTACCTGCCGCAGGACGACCTGCGCACCGAGGCCGAGTGGCTGTCCACGCGCGCGACGCTGATGGGGCGCGCGCAGGCCAGCATGGAGCAGCTGAGCGCGAAGCAGGCCGACGTGGTGCTGGCCGCGCTGCCGGTGACCGTGCGCCAGGCCACCGAAACCTGGCAGCTGCCGCCGCGCGTGCGCGCCATGCTCGACTTCGCGCGCGTGCGCGCCTGCGAGAACGTCACCAAGCTGGCTGACGACGTTCGGCATCGCATGCGCCACGTGGTGGCACAGCACCTGGAGCAGCAGGCGCTGCGCATCCCCGGCGTGCCGGGCGAGGCGCTGCAGACCCGCCTGGTCGACGAGTTCGCGCAGTTCAACCGCGACTGGCGGCGCATCGCCGTCACCGAGGCTGGCGACGCCGCGAACACCGGGTTCATCGGCACTCTGAAGCCAGGCTCGCGCGTGAAGCGCGTCGAGCAGTACCGAGGCGCCTGCGGCTTCTGCGCCAAGATCAACGGCCGCATCCTGACCGTGGTGGACCCGGCCGCGCCGGACAAGGACGGCGAGACCCAGGTGTGGGTCGGCAAAGACAACATCGGACGCTCCGCGGCGCCGCGCAAGCGCGTCGGCAGCCTGCTCGTGGAGCGCGAGCCGCACGAGCTCTGGTGGATCCCCGCCGGCACCGTTCACCCCCACTGCCGCGGCCGCTGGGTTCCGGCGCTGGAGGATCAGCCCGGGGATGACCCGGAATTCGGCGCGTGGTTGCGCCAGCTCTTGGAGAAGAATCATGAGTGAATCGCGTACACGCGCTGAAGAAGACGCCATCCTGGCGCAGGCCGAAGCCATCGAGGAGAAGCGCCGCGAGGAATACCGCGCGCGAGCTGAAGCTGTGGAGCAGCGCATCAAAGGCAATGGCGACCCGTTCAAGGACGAGGAGCTGGTTTATGCCGCCTCCAGCCGTTGCAAGTGCGGCGCCGGCTTTGCGTACCCGGAGCACATCGGAATGCACGGCGCCTGGTACTGCTCGCATCTTCTCAAGACCCGCGACCCACATGGCGACCATGATTCGGCAATGCCGTTTGCGTTCTGGAGCGTGCGCTCCGAGTCTCAGATCGCACGCAACAACGGCATCGTCACCACACGCCCGAAGGGCGCGCCGTGGGGCGCTCACATGCTCTATGCAATCGAGCAGGAGAAGCAGCGCCGCGCGCAGTACAACCTGGCTCCGCTGGATGAGAGCCGCGTTTCTCGCCCTGGCGCCAATCCCACCGAGGATATCGCATGAACCGCTACGCCAGCCGCAAGTTCATCCTCGCGCTGCTGACGCTCGGCAGCGCCACCTGGCTGGTGAGCGATCGCCTGATCGCCGACGGCGTGTACTCGGCGGTGGTGATCGCCGTCGTCGGCGCCTACATCGCCGGCAACGTGGCCCAGAAGGCCGTCGCGTCCAAGGCGGAATCGTGATCCTGCTGCTCAAGGCTTCCGTGCTGCCGGCCGCCGAGCGCCGCGAGTGGGCTGCGCCGACCGAGGCGCAAGCCAAGGCCGGCAACTACAAGAAGCCGCGCGTGCGCTGGCAGGGCCTGGAGATCGCGATCGAGAACCCGGCCGGCAGCACGCGCCGCGGCAAGAAGCCCAACGGCACCGAGTGGGCCACCAAGATGCGGCACGACTACGGCTACGTCTGCCGCTCCGAGGGCGTCGATGGCGACGAGGTGGACGTGTTTCTCGGCCCCGAGCTCGACACCGCGCCGACCGTCTACGTGGTGCACCAGCGCAAGGTGGACGACTGGGAGAAGTACGACGAGGACAAGTGCATGGTCGGCTTCCCGTCAGAGGAGGCCGCGCGCGAGGCCTTCCTGGCGAACTACGACGACCCGCGCTTCCTCGGTCCGATCACCGCCATGCCGGTCGCCGAGTTCGTGGAGAAGGTGCGCGCAACGAACGACCGTCCGGCGATGATCAAGGCGCTGTTTCTCAAAGCCCGGCCCGATACCGCAGCGGCGTGACACCGGTCTCCCGCTTGAACACCGTCGTGAAGTGGCTCTGGCTGGAGAAGCCGCAGTCATACGCGATCGCGGCCAACGGCAGGACGCGATCACGCAGCAGGCGCTTCGATCGCTCGACACGGCGCGACCACACGTAGCGCACCGGCGTCCGGCCTATGGCCTTGCGGAACGCGCGGGAGAAGTGGAACGGGCTCAGGGCCGCGATTTCCGCGAGCTCGGTGAGCAGGATCGCGCGATGCAGGTTGGCCTCTACGTAGTCAACAACGCGGCGCAGTCGCTCGCTGGACAGGCCGCTCGGATACGGGACGTCACCCCGCAGCGGCTGCGCGCCCATGGCTTGCATGGCGCGCACGGACAAAGCGGTTCCGATCGACTCCACCAGCAGAGGCCAGTTCTTGGCGCCGTCGTCTTTGGCGACTTTCGAGGCGGCATTCATCAAATCTAATGCCACCGGGTCATCTACGTTATAGACCCATTTTCTTTCCAGCTTCTCCACGTTCACGGTCTCGAATGCGGCCGGCCCAAATATCCGGTCAGGCAGAACAAAATAAACTGTGTCGGCTTCCACAAGGCTAACGGCCTTCAATTTGACGCCGGGCGGTAGATACGTGAATCGGTTTGGACCCCACTCAATATCATTGAATCGACCGCCGTTTTCTGACGCCGGAGTTGTCGTCTGGAGATTCGGAGAAATAGCGAAGCTGTGAACGCCTTTTAGTTCGTGCTCCACCTCACCCTTCAGGGATTTGATCGAGAATATATTGACGTCATTGACTAGCGAAACTTCTGTTTCGCTGGCCTTGTGCCTGTACGTGGAATCTGAGAGCGACATGGTGTGCGCCATTTTTCTGTCGACTCGTAAATGATTCGTTTACTCGGCAGTTAGCCTGGCACCTGCCTCGCTGCAGATCGTGACGCAATGATCGACCGGGACACCTCGAAGGCCGTCCCGGATGATCATCTTCCTCAAAAAATCGCAGGCCGCTCTGTTCGACGCGCCGGTGCACGTCGCGCCGCACGTCCGCAAGGATGGCGTTGTGGTGGCGCCGCACGTGCGCATGCAGAAGGTGCGCGCGCATCAACCGGCCGCGCCGGCACGCGCCGCGACGAAGCCTGAGCCGAAGAAGGGCGAAACGCTCGACCTGTTCGAGCACTCACCGGCGCCAGCGGCTGATACCGTGACCATGCCGCGGCAGCAGGCGATCGCTGAGCACGAGCGCCTGGTGCACGTACTGGAGACGCCCAGCCATGCCGACGACAAGGCCGAGGCGAAGAAGCAGGCGAAGGAGCTCGCCGAGTACAAGCAGGAGGCGCCGGCTCCGAAGCCGAAGCGCGCACCGCGCAAGAAGGCAGCGCCGAATCCTGTCGCCGAGGCGCCGGCTCCAGAGCCGCTGCCGGCGCCCATCACGCCGCCAGCGCCTGCGGCACCAACATCGCACGACCGCGCCGCGCCGTTCGGCGTGCCGGCCGGCATCAGCAAGGCACAGCGCCGCGAGATCAACGCGAAGGTCGCGCAGCTGGTGGCCGAGGGCCAGACCGACCTGACGCTGTTCCGCCAGTACAGCGGAAACGGCGGATGCGGCGACTCGCTGAACGAGTATTACACCGACCCGGCGGTGGCCCGCGCGATGTGGAACACGCTGCAGCGCCTGGGCGCCGAGAGCGGCACCTTCCTGGAGCCGAGCTGCGGAACCGGCGTGTTCCTGCACGCGGCGCCGGACGGTTTCCGCGGCACCGGCGTCGAGCTCGACACCACCAGCGCCGCCGTCGCGCTGGCGCTGCACGGCGACCGACACGAGATCCAGACCGCCAGCCTGGAGCGCTTCGCCACCACCGACGATCGCCAGTTCGACGTGGTGATCGGCAACCCGCCCTACGGCCCGCGCGGCTTCCTCGCGAAGGACGACAAGGTGGGCATCACCACCGCGGAGGCCTATTTCGTCGACACCGCGCTCGACAAGTGCAAGGCCGGCGGCCTGGTGGCCTTGGTGGTGCCCACCGGCATCATGGACAGCAGCCGCCACCGCGCGCTGCGCGAGCAGATCCTGACCAAGGCGCAGTTCCTCGGCGCGCAGCGCATGCCGAACACCGCGTTCGAGCACTCGCACACCGAGGTGACCACCGACGTCATCTACCTGCGCAAGCGGCCCGACGACGTGGCCGGCGCGCTGGCGACGTTGCCGCAGCCGGTGCTGAAGCAGCTGGGCGTCTGGGACGAGGACTTCCTGGCCGGCACCTACTTCACCGACGGGCGCGGCGCCGGCAACGTGCTCGGCACGCTGGAGGCCGGCTGGCGCGCGAAGGCCGGCATCGGCAACGACATCACTGTGACCGGCTCGATGTTCGGCGTGCCGGAGGCGATCGCCGAGTTCGCGCCGCACCCGGAGAGCGTCGGCGTCAGCGATCTGACGGTGCCGCAGATCCTGGAGGTGCTGCCAGAGGGCTCCGCGCGCGACGCTGCGCTGTCCGGCGCGATGCGCCGGCCCTACGCCAACACGGCAAAGGTGGGCGACACCAAGACCGTCGACGGCATCACCTACGTGCTGCAGGGCAACCCGCCGCGTTGGCACCGCGTCGACGAGTTCATGGCGACCGCCGCCGTGGCCGACGCCGCGCCGCTGGCCGAGCGCATCGAAGCGGCCATGGCCGGCGGCGACCGCGAGGGCCTGGCCGACGCGGTGCGCGCCTACGTCGCCAAGCACGGCATCCCGGCTGCCAACCCCGAGCTGATGACCGCGGCCAGCGTCGACAAGACGCTGTTCCGGCTGATCGGCGCCGTCAACCGCAAGGGCGAGCTGTCCGACGCGGTGCTCGGCAAGGCGCCGCGCAAGGTGGAGGGCACCTTCGACAGCCACGCGCAGGCGCTGGCGCTGGACGAGCGCGGCGAGTTCACCGCGACCGAGCTGGCCGAGCGCCTGGGCCGTCCGGTGGACGAGGTGGCCGACCAGCTGGCCGCCGACGCGCGCTATGCCTATCTCGGCGGCGACCGCTGGACGACGATGGACGTCTACCTCACCGGCGAGCTGTGGCCGAAGCTGGACGCCGCGCGCGCGGCGCTGGCCGCCGGCGGCGCGCTGAAGGACAAGCTGGAGCTGCAGGCCAAGCGCCTGGAGGAGGTGATCGATCCGAAGTCGCTCGACGACGTGGACTTCCAGGTCAACAGCGCGTTCATCCCGCTGCACGTGCTGGAGGCCTACTTCACCTGGCGCAACCAGGATGGCCCGGCCGCCAACGAGTGGACCAAGAAGCAGCCGCCCGTCTCGATCAAGTTCGCCGATGGCGTCTACGAGGTGGCTGGCGGCAGCACCTGGGGCGACACCAAGCTGCTCGACAAGTACCTGAACCGCACCGGCGTCAAGAAAGACGACAAGCCGACGATCGACGAGTGGAACGCGTCATTCAAGGAATGGCTGTGCGGCAGCCCGTACCGTGAGGCGGTTGAGGAGCTCTACAACCGCAAATTCCGCGGTTTCGTGGCGCGCGAGTTCAGCGACGCACCGATCGAGGTGCCAGGCCTCACCACTGACCGCGACGTGCGCAGCTGGCGCTGGTCGAGCCTGCGCCGCTCCCTGGCGATGGGCAAAGGCATCATAGCCGACGACGTGGGCCTTGGGAAGACGCTGGGCGGCCTGCTGCTGGCGCGCATGGCGAAGATGGACGGCCGCGCACAGAAGCCGATCATCGTGGTGCCGAAGTCTGTGCTCGCCAACTGGTTCGCCGAGTCGCAGTCCTGGTTCCCCGGCTCGCGCGTGCTCACCATCGGCGCCAACTTCCACTACGACGATGACGGCGAGCTGGTCGGCCGCGACGACGACGCCGGCGAGCGCAAGCGCAAGTACCACGACCTGACGCAGAACGACTACGATTTCGTTCTGATCAGCGAGCCGGCGTTCGAGGAAGTCGACCTGAACCCGGAGCTGAAGGAGCGCTACTACAGCGACGACTTCTGGGTGCAGCGCGGCGACGCGCTCGGCAACGCCGGCGACAAGCGCCGCAAGCGGATCAAGGAACAGTACGAGCAGGCGGTGGCCTCGCGCGAGTTCCAGGACCGCACCGACGCGATCTGGTTCGACCAGCTCGGGGTGGACATGCTCATCGCGGATGAGATGCACCACCAGAAGAACCTCTACGCCGCCAAGGCGCGCTTCGGCGAGCAGCCGAAATTCCTCGGCGGCCAGGGCCTGAGCAACCGCGCGCTGGACTTCAACCTGAAGACCCGCTGGGTGCGCGAGCAGAACGAGGGCCGTGGGGTCTACGGTCTGACGGCCACGCCGACCAAGAACAGCCCGCTCGAAATCTACTCGATGCTGTCGCACATCGCGCCGGAGGCCTTCGAGAAGATAGGCGTGCGCAACAGCGAGGAGTTCCTGGACCGCTTCTGCGAGTTCACGAACGACAAGGTGCTGTCCACCAAGGGCGACATCGAGGACGCCCTGGTGGTGTCCGGCTTCAAGAACCTGAACGAGCTGCGCGAGATCATGGCGCGGTTCATCGATCGGCGCACGGCCGAGCAGGTGGGGCTGACGCTGCCCGAGCGCAACGACCAGATGCACCTGGTCGACATGACGCCGAAGCAGCAGGAGGTGTACGTCGGCCTGCGCGAGCTCGCCGAGAAGGCGTCAGAGAAGGACGCCACCGGTGACGCCCACATCTTCTCCGTGATGGACAAGATGAACAAGGCGGCGCTCGACCTGCAGCTCCTCGACGCCGAGCACGCCGGCGCGCACAGCCCCAAGTACCACGCCATCGCCGAGCAGGCGAAGGCGGGCCTGAAGGACGGTGCGCAGATCATTTTCAGCGAGTACATCGACAGCCACGAACGCCTGGCGGCCGCGCTGGTGGACGCCGGCATCCCCCGAAAGCGCATCGGCATCATCAATGCGCAGGTGGCGGGCAGCGCCGTCAAGCGCCAGAACATCGCCGACGCACTGAACAGCGGCAAGCTGGACGTGGTGATCGGCAACGCGACGATGGCCGAAGGCTTGAACATGCAGAAGCGCACCACCGACGTCCACCACGCTGACGTGCCGTGGGAGCCGGCGACGCTGCAGCAGCGCAATGGCCGCGGCCTGCGCCAGGGCAACCTGAACGAGGCGGTGCGCATCCACACCTACCTGTCCAAGGGGTCGTTCGACGGCTACCGCTACCAGTCGGTGCGCGCGAAGAAGGACTGGCAGGATCTGTTGTGGAACGGCGGCGATCGAGTCGAGAATCTGGCGCGCGAGGGCCAATTCAGCCGCGAAGACCTGCGCATCATGCTGGCGGCCGACCCCGAGGCGGCGCGCGCCGCCTACGAGGCCGACAAGGCCGCGGCGCAGCAGCGCTACGACGCCGGCCAGCGCGTGGCCGCGAACGAGCAGTTCGTGCGCTTCCAGGAGATGACGCGCAGCTACAGCGCGCTGAAGAACAAGGGCACCGCCAGCGCGACCCGGCTGCGCCAGCGCCTGGAGGCCGCGAAGACGGCGCTGTTCAACAACCGCTACTTCCCGGCCAAGTCGGCGCTCGACAGCGCCACGGACGTGCTGATCGAGCCGAGCAGCGGCACCGCGCTGCACGCCGGTGTGGGCCTGGACTACGGCGCCGAGGGCAAGTTCGTGGTGTCGGGCGTCAACGCGCGCGCCGGCACGGTGACGATGCGTCCCTACGCCGACACCACCGGCCGGCGGCCGGTGACGGTGCCGCTGAAGGAGCTCGCGGCCGACATCAAGCCGTTCAAGCACGATGCCGACGCCGAGGCGGCCGAGGTGCGCGTGCAGATGGAGCGTGCGGCCTCTGAGAAACTGAACGGCCTCACGAAGTGGGAGGACGTGAAGAACCTGCCATCTTCGGTGCTGGAGCAAAACCACGAGCTCATCCAGCAGCAGATCAAGGACGGCACCAAGGCCTACAAGTTCAACATGCCCTACGGCTCGGTGCCGATGGTCGATCGCGCGACCGGCGAGCTCAAGATGGCCGAGAGCTACGAGCACACCAAGCTGCACGACACGCACGACTACCTGCTGCCAACAGAGGCGGCGAAGGAGAAGGTGCTGCAGGCCTGGATGTCGGCCGAGCGCGGCAAGAAGTTCGGCCACGAATACATCCAGAAGCGCAAGAACAGCCGCAGCGAGCAGGTGCCTCGGGTCAAGTACCCAGAGGCGCCGTACAACAGCCAGGGCCACAACCCATGGAACAGCGTGCTGCGGGACCTGAGCCCGGAGAAGCAGACCGGCATCGGAGTCGCCAGTCTGGAGCGCCAGGCGCATCAGCGCTTCGAGCGCGAGCAGGTCGAGCGAATCCGCCGCGCGCCAACGTTCGCCGATGCGCTGCGCGAGGCCTATACCCTGGTGGGCACGATCGGCGGCGGCTACGGCGTCACCGAGAAGCCGAAGTGGAACCGCCGCGCCCTGGCGACGCTGTGGGCCCGGGCGAAGCACGAGGGGATTTTGCACAGCCCGTTCGATAGCCATGTGCCGCAGGAAAAGAGCTACGGCGACCGCATGGTGCCAGTGCATGCGCGGTACGCGCACCATGGGAACGAATACTCGTCGAGTACGCCGCTGTCGGTGCATCATCGTCTGTCGCTGCTGGCTCACGGTTCTGAGCACAAGGAATTGGCTGCCGCGATCGACGTGGCAGGCGCCAAGGCAGGCGTTGCCGATCCGAAGGTGGCGCTGGCGTCCCTGAGCAGGACCGGAAAGCCGGGGCCTGGGCACTCGCACATCTACGATCCCGCGGTGCTGCGCACGATGCTGCAGATGGCAGAGCAGGCCGGCATCGCCGACGAGAAGCTGCTCGATGCGCGGATACCGGCCGGCGGCTATGGCGTGCTCTCCTGGAACAACGACACCGGCAAGACGCTTCGGCAGCTGATCGCCGAGGCGCACCAGGATGCCGAGCCGCAGAAGGAGGCCGCATGATCGACCCCAAGACCCTGGCGGCCAACACGCTGCAGCTGCTGCAGCAGGATCCGAGGCGGTATCGATTCTTTGGCGCCTACTGGTGGCTGATCAAGGCGCTGCTGAAGCAGTTCTACACCCGCGACAACCTGCACCTGCTGGGCGACTACATGCCGGCCGACGCAGGCGCGCGCATGCCGCCGCACACCGACCTGCAGGAGGCTCTGGCCGCGGCGATCGAGGAGTATCGTCGCAACGCCAGCTTCGGGCTCGGCTCGGCCGAGGTGCCGGATCCTGCCGGCGGCGGCACCTTCCTGCTGGTGGACCCGGATGCGGGGCCGGCGTCGTGATGGACAATGGCAGCATGAGCAAGATCGTCCTGTTCCTGAAGGCGCACGTCGAGGGCTACACCCGCAAGGACGGGACGACGGTCAAGCCGCACGACGACCGACGGCCAGGCGCCAAGCACAAGGCGGGCGCTCATGTGTTCTTCCCGCACCCGAAGAAGCCGGGCAAAAAGGCGCTAGGCAAGTTCGTCGGCGAGCGCAACGGCAAGTCCGTGGTGCGCCACGACGAGCACGGTGAGATGGAGTTCGATCACCACGAGGTGACCCCTGCGCGCGGCGTGCCGAAGCCAGCCGACGCGGAAGCAACCCGCAAGGCCGGCGAGTACGTGCGCCTGTGGCGGCCGCAAACAAGGATAAGCCGACCGAGCGCCCGACCACCAACGTGGGCTGATCGCTGACCCGTCGTGACCCGACACTGCCGGCATGAAGCTGCCGGCAGACCGCCCCGTCCTGTTCCTCAAGCCGTCGGATCTCCTCAAGGCCTCGAAGATCCCCGAGGGCGCGCGTTGGATCACCGTGCACCCGAACGGACCCGGCACCGAGGGGCAGCCGGTGCTGATACAGCCGAACCCTGACGGCACGGCGCACGTGATCGGCGGCGCCGGCGGCAAGCTCAACTACCTGAAGCTGCGCGGCGTCCGCAAAGAGAGCGAGTACAAGCGCGAGGCCGAGGTGCGCAAGAAGGCCAAGGCCGAGGCCGCGAAGGAGCAGCGCCAGCGCGACAAAGAGGCGGGCATCCTGGAGTCGAAGAACAAGGCCCGGGAGAGCCTGCGCCAGCAGCAGCGCGCACATGAGCGCCAGTTCGTCGAGACGGTGGCGCGAACCATGGGCTGGGATCCGAGCGCGCTGGAGTTTCCGGAGGCCGACTACGAGCACCTGTCGGAGGCGGCCGTCGCAAAGCTGCGCCAGAAGCACCACCGCACGCTGCTGCAGCGCGCGCACGAGGCGGTCGAGCTGCAACGCCAGCGCCTGGTGACCGATCACGCCGCGCGCATGGAAGCCGGCATCGGAGAGGTGCCGCTGGATGCCAAGGACGACGCCACGCTGTCGGTGCAGGATCTGGCGCCGATCCAGGACAACCCGGGCGGCCTGGGCTTCGCGGCCGACTACAAGAAGCGAGCCGAAGCCGCCGGCGCGACAGCCGACGAGATCAAGGCCGAGGCCGAGCAGGCGAAGGCTGCGCAGCGCGAGCAGATGACGCCCGGCCAGCGCAAGGCGGCCGTCGAGCGCGGCGAGACCGCGAAGCTTGTGAAGCAGGAGCTGCAGGGCGTGCGCGAGCCGGCCGCGCCGGCGGCGGCCGCCGACCTGGCCGACGCCAAGAAGGCGGTCGAGCTGCTGAAGGCGCATAAGCAGCTGCAGCAGATCCAGCAGAAGGCGCGCGCCGCGGCCGCGGAGATCGAGAAATCCACCGCGGAGCCGAAGGCCTACGTGCTGGAGTACACCGCCGAGCCGGACGAGAAGCTGGACGCCAAGATCGCCGAGGAACTGAACAACGACCTGCGCACGGTGCAGACCCGCGCGTTCTTGTCCGAGCTGCAGCGCATCGCCGGCGGCGACCCGAGCGAGACCTTGGGGAAGCACGTGGGGGTCGGCGCCTACAACTCCATCAACTCCTTGGCGCTGGCCGTCGGCGGCGACGCCCTGGTCGACCGCTCGGTGGTGGACGTGCTGGGCATCGCCGGCGCGGCGCAGGTGCTGGCGCGGCGCATCCACGGCGACCTGCCCGATCAGGTGGAGCGCATCGCAGAGGGAGTGCAGGAGTTCCACCTGCACCACTACATGGACACCAGCGCCGAGGCGCTGGGCCAGGCGCGCGAGCTGATGGACGCTGCGAAGGAAATAGAGCTCGGCGAGGCGGCCACCGGCGCCGACTTGCAGGTGGCGCAGGAGCTCAACGCGCGCCGGCGCCGCGCCGTCGGCGACGCACAGAAGATCCTCGGCCAGGCGCTGGGCGAGATGGAGGCCAATGCCGCGTTGGTGGTGGCGCTAAAGCAGGGGCGTAAAGAGTCTTTCCAGGTCAGCCTGGGCAAGGCCAGCATGGAATCGGCCATCACCCAGGTGCGCGCGATCGGACTGCAGCGCGGCGACTACACCATCGAGCAAGTCGCCGGCGACACGTTCCTGACCGTCAACGCCGAGGGCCTGGACCGCCTGGCGAAGCCGATCGCGCGCGCGGACATCGAGCAGGTGCAGCGCAACCTGGCGATCATCCGCGGCGACCACGACGAGGACGGCTGGCTGCCGCAGGGCGTCGCGCGCCGGCCGGACCTGGTGATGGACGTCAAGCCCGGCGTGGCTCCGCGCCTGGCCGAGCCGTTCCAGCCCGGCGACAACCTGGAGCAGGCCCTGCGCGACTACATCGGCGGCCGGGCGGCCGACGGCGACGCGCCGGGCGACATCGTGGCCGACATCCAGTCGGCCGACTTCTTCCAGCGCGTCGGCTTCGACCGTGCCGAGTCCTACCGTCAGGCGCTGGACGCTGTGGCGCCGCTGAAGGGTGAGGACGGCAAGATGCAGCGCGCCGAGGCGCTGGCCGAGCACTTCAACCAGCTGGCCGACGAGTTCGTGCAGCGCCGGCATGGCGGCGCGCGAGCGCCACTGCACCGCCAGCAGTTCGAGGTGAACGACAAGGCGGTGGACGCGCTGCACCGGGCCCTGGCCGAGCACCCGGACGGCGTGGCCGCCTACAAGCAGATCGGCGAGCTGACGCACGAGGACCAGCGCGCGCTGCGCGAGCACTTCTACCAGCACATCGCCAATGAATCGCCAGAGGCCGGCGCGCTGCGGCGCGAGCTGGAGCAGCACCAGGCGGCCGAGCCGGCCGCCGAGACCACGGATATGTTCGGCGATACGGTGCCGAACCCGGAGCATGGCGAGTGGCGCGCGCGACGCGACGAGCTGGCCGGCCAGGTCAACGCGGCGTCGCTCGACTGGTCCAAGTACACCGCGGCCATGGGCGGCCACGAGCGCGCCTACGAGGCGGTGCAGGATCTGATCAAGTCGAAGGTCGGCAAGGCCTTCGTGGAGCACCACAACCGGCTGAAGCCGGATGCGCCGCTGAAGGTGGGCAAGACGGTGATCCGCAACAACCTGCGCCACCTCGACGCCACCGATCCGGCGGCGCGCGAGCGGCGCGAGCAGCAGCACCGCGCCCTGGTGGACAGCCTGCGCGAGCGCGCGGACGGCCGCTATGCCTCCGGCAGCGTCAGCGAGAAGCTGGACGCGGCGCGCGAGCAGCGTGAGGCCTTCGAGCAGGCGCAGATGGGATTCTTCTCGGCCGAGGAGGCGCCGCAGGCCGTCGGCGCCGACAAGCCGATCGAGCTCTCCGGCGACGAGCGACACACCATCGGCCACATCGCCGAGCGGCAGATCGCCGGGATGATGGGAAAGGTGGGCGCAAACTTCAAACCCGGAAAGCCGCTGCGCCTCTGGGAGCCGACGATGAGCGGCGGCAAGAACGCCGCGCGTCAGCGACTGGTGAAGCTGGTCGACGCCAACAAGCGCGTGGTGGCCGCCTTCGGCACCGGCAGCGGCAAGACGCTGCTGCAGATGGCGGCGTTCACGCACCTGCACGAGCAGGGCAAGGCCAAGCGCGGCCTGTTCCTGGTGCCGAGCGTGGTGCAGGGGCAGTTCGGTGGCGAGGCGCTGCGCTACCTGGAGCCGGGCAAATTCAGCTGGCACTGCGAGCCGGGCGCCAGCCGCGAGGAGCGCATCGCCGCCTACAAGGATCCCGCCAAGCACTTCGCCGTGATGACGCACCAGTCGTTCCGCGACGACATGATGCACCTGGGCGCCAAGCATGCCGGCATCAGCGAGCAGGAAATGGCCGATCGTGTCAGCGCGATGCGTGACGACGAGCGCAAGGCCTGGATGGGCGAGCAGCTGCAGCGCGAGGGCATCAGCTTCGACTACCTGACGGTCGACGAGAGCCAGAACGTGCTGAACCGCGCCGGGAAGGAGAACAGCGGCCTGGCGAACGTGGTGGACGCGCTGTCGCACCACACGCCGAACTACCTGCTCGCCTCCGGCGACCCGGTGAAAAACGACGCCAGCGAGGTGTTCGACCTGCTGCGCAAGATGGACCCGGCGCGCTACAACGACCGCGCGGCGTTCATGCGCCGCTACGGCGCCGACACCTTGGCGGCCAAGGACGCTCTGAAGCGCGAGATGGCGCGCCACGTCTACCCGAGCAAGATCGACCCCGACGTGCGCGCCGACCGCAAGGAATCGAAGCTGCCGCTGTCCGCCGGCCAGCGCCAGGCGCTCGGCGAGCTCGACAGGAACTTCGCGGCGGCGCGTATGGCGCGCATGCAGGGGAAGGTGGCGGTCGACGCGATGAAAGCGATCTCGCCCGGCTCATTCGACGGCGTTCCAGCTGACCAGCACGAGGCCGTCGCCAAAGACCTGCAGAAGAACCTCGGCATCCTGAAGTCCGCCGCGGTGCGCCGCGTGATCAACGAACACCCCGACAACCCGGTGCTCGACGACATCGCCAAGCACGCCGCCGAGCGCAAGGGCAAGCCCGGCGTGGTGTTCGCGCATTCGCTGCGCCAGGTGCAGACGATCGCCGAGCGGCTGAAGAAGGAAGGCCATCGCGTCGTGGTGATCACCGGAGCCGACAGCGCGAAGGAGAAGGAGCGCAAGCGGCTGATGTTCCGGCCGGAGAAGGGCGAGGCCGAGGCCGACATCCTGGTGGCCTCGGACGCCGGCGCCACCGGCATGAACCTGCAGCGCGGGCAGTGGCTGTACCAGGCCGACACGCCGGACACGGCCATGACGCATGCGCAGCGCCGCGGGCGCATCTTCCGCACCGGCCAGAAGAACGACGTCGAGCTGATCGACGCGGTGCCGGATCACCCGGAGATCCACAAGGCGCGCGACCGGCTGCAGAAGAAGTACGGCCTGCGCGACCTGATGACGAGCCCGATGGAAGGCCTGGACGACACCGGTGTGGCGTACTACCTGAAGCAACGGCAGGTTGCGAACGCTGATCTTTTTTGAGACACTTCCACCATGAACACGCCCACCGCTCCCGCCGTCCGTGCAACGCTCTGGCTGGCGCTGCTGTCGATCCTCGCGCCGGCGGTGTTGTCTGTGGCCGCGCTGCTCGTGGCGCCGGCGCGCGCGGCGGACGCCAGCGGCTGCCAGGTCATCAACGACCCAGACGCGCGCACCTACTGCCTGGCGAAAGCGCGGCGCGACGCCGGCACATGCTATGCGATCACGCGCGCCGATCTGAGGGCCCAGTGCCTGGCCGAGGTGCGCAAGTGAAGCTGCGCCCGATCTACATGGCGGCGCTGGCCGCAATGTCGGCGGGCCCTCAGCTGGTCGGCTTCGCGACGGTCCGTGGCGCCGCCCACTTCCACGCCAGCTACGCTGCGCGCAAGGCGGTCGAATGAAGCCCGCAATCAACGACACCCGTCGCCAGCTGGGCGAGCTCGGCGCGATGTCCGCGCAGGTTGAGCAGGCCGAGCGGCAGATCCTGGAGCGCGCGGAGAAGCGCCTGCAGGAGGTGGAGGTCGAGCTGCAGAAGCTGCGCACCGCCGCCCTGGCGCACGACGACGATGCGCCGACGCGCTATCAGGAGCTCGTGCTGGAGCGCGGCAAGCTCCACCAGGTGATCGCGCAGGCGCGCCAGCATCTGAACTGAACCACGCTACCGGTGGACCCTTGGCCGCTTTCGAGCGGCCTTTTTTGTGCGTGCGCGCACACGTCGCATGAGTCGTGACGACATGCTGCGCGCATGTTGCAAGACGCCGACCTGCTGGCTGCCGTGCCCGAGTTCATCTCGGTCGGCGGCCTGCTGAAAGCCACACCGTCAGAGGACGGCGGGCGGCGCATTCTCTACTTCGAGGCCAGCAACGAGGACCGCGACCACCAAAACGAGGTGGTGCTGCAGAAGGCGCTGCAGGCCTCGTCGGACTACTACCTGCGCCACGGCAACATCGACCTGGAGCACTTCACGGTCATCGGCGCCAAGGCCGGCATTCCGAACTACCACGAGTACGAGGTCGGCAAGCCGTGCGAGGTGCAGGTCAACGGCAAGCGCACCTTTGTGAAGGCAGAGCTCTACTCGGGCTCCAGCGCGATGGCGCGCAACGCCGACATGGTGTGGGACAGCATCACCAAGCAGCAGCCGCCGGCGAGCTGGTACCCGAGCGTCGGCGGTGCGGTGCTCGCCAAGAGCGTGAAGCTCGATCCGGTCACCGGCGAGAAGGTTGCGGTGATCGAGCGCGTGCGCTGGAACAACACGGCGCTGTCGCGCACGCCGGTCAACAAGTCCGTCGGTACGGTCAGCACCGCGCCGGTGGGCACGTTCACGAAGGCCCTGGGCGGCTTCGTGATCGTGAAGGCCCTCGAAGCCAGCTATGCCACCGACGCCGGCGCCAAAACCGGCGGCGCGGCGCTCGGCATGCAGTCCCTGGATCGCGGCGTCTCCAGCTACTGGGACTTCCGCGAAAAGCTGGCCGGCGAAGTTCGGTCTGGCGCTGTGAAGAATCCTCGCGCGGGCGATCTGGTCGCCCACGCCGTGGAGCGGTTCGGCATGTCTCATGACGAGGCCGCCGAGTACGTGGAGCGCTTTCTGCGCGATTTGAAAAACGGTCTCAACAAACGGAGCAATCCATGAGTGGTCAATTCGACAATCTGCTGAAGGACATCGAAGGTCTGACGGCGGACAACGAGGCCCTGGCGAAAGCGCTCCCGACGGCGGATGGCGAGGATGACGAAAAGATCCAAGCCGCTGCTGCGGACGGCGACGACAAGAGCCAGGAAAACGCGGACGCCGACGACAAGGGCGGCGAAGACAAGGACGAGCCGATGGCGAAGTCCTTCAAGGTGAAGCTCGCCGACGGCACCGAGGTGGAAGCCGAGGACGGCACCGCCCTGGTGAAGGCCCTGACCGATCGCCTGGACGCCACCGAAGGCACGATGGCGAAGGCGCTGGGCGGCGCGGTGGCGCTGATCAAGAGCCAGTCGGCCATCCTGAAGCAGCAGGGCGACCTGCTGAAGTCGCTCACCGAGCAGGTCAAGAAGCTCGGCGGCGAAGGCCGCGGTCGCAAGGCCACGGTGGTCGTCACCGAGAAGCAGACCGACACCACGCTCGCCAAGGGCGGCCAGCAGGACGGCATCACTCCGCAGGAGTTCATGCTGAAAGCCAACTCCGCATTCGAGGCCGGCAAGCTCACCGGCCGCGAACTGAACACGGTCGACGTGTGCCTGCGCAACGGCTGGGCGATCGAACCGGCGCTGATCCAGAAGATCGTGCCCGCCGCCTGACGGTCACGAGCAACACCGCAACGAGGACTCACGAGAGGACTACATGAACATCCTGAACCAATTCTCCGGTGTCGCTCCTGGTGGCGCGATCCCGACCCTGGGCGGCTCGCAAGGCGGCGCCCTTGCGGCATTCGAGGAGCTGCAGAAAGCCCTGCAGGCCAGCGACTACCAGACCGACGTCGCCACCCTGACCGGTGGTGGTGCGCTGGGCGTGCAGTCGCTGGACACGGCGATGAAGACCACGATCCAGGAGAACCAGCACTTCGTGCTGTTCAACCGCCTGCAGAAGACCAACGCGACCAACATCGTCGACGAGTACACCCGCCAGAACAACATCGGCGGCTTCCTCGGCGGCAGCACGAACACCCAGATGGGCGTCGTGCGCGCGGCGCAGGGCGACTACAGCCGTGAAGTCGGTCTGGTGAAGTTCCTGATGTCGCTGCGTCAGGTCGGCTACGTCCTGAACATCGGCAAGAACATCGCCGACGCCACCGCGGTCGAGGAGCGCAACGGCGCTCTGCAGCTGCTCACCGACGCCGAGTACCTGCTGTTCCACGGCAACGCCGCGGCCAGCCCGACGCAGTTCAACGGCATCTTCGCCGAGATCGACGCCGCGATCGCCGCTGGCGACATGGCCGGCGACAGCGTGATCGACATGGACGGCAAGCCGCTGAACACCGTCGAGCCGTTCTCCCAGGTGAACGTGGCGGTCAGCCGCTACGGCTCGTGGGGTCGTTCGACCGACGTGTTCCTGCCGCTGAGCGTGCAGAACGACCTGAACCAGAACCTGGATCCGGCGTTCCGCTGGATGCCTGGCGGCAACAACACGCCGATGATCGGCGGCCACGTCGAAGGCATCCGCCTGCAAGGCGGCGTGCTGAAGACGAACGAGGACACGTTCATCCACGACGAGGGCCACCCGATGGTGTCGCCGTTCGAGGTGACGTTCTCCTCTACCGCAACCGCCAACGTCGCGTTCAAGCCGGCCAGCCTGACCGGCAGCGCCGGCTCCGACTCGCAGTCGATGTTCACCGCCAGCCGCGCCGGCAACTACTACTACGCGGTCGAGGCGATCGGCGCCAACGGCGAGGGCATGACCCAGGTCACCAAGAGCGCGCAGATCGCGGTGACGGCGGGCCAGGCCGTGACGCTGACGATCACCCAGTCGGCGGCCACCACCGAGACCGGCTACCGCATCTTCCGCTCGAAGCAGAACGGCGACAACACCACGGCGAACTTCCGCCTGATGGCGGTGGTGAAGAAGACCGGCGCGACCACGACCTACGTGGACCGCAACCGCGACATCCCCGGCACGGTGAAGGTGCCGCTGCTGAACCTGTCGCCGGGTGCCGACGCCATCGGCTGGCGCCAGTTCCAGCCGATGACCAAGATCCCGCTGCCGTTCGGCATCGGCGGCGTGCCGGTGATCAGCTGGTTCCAGTTCCTGTTCGGCTACCTGCGGATCACCAAGCCGAAGCACCACGGCTACATCAAGAACGTGCTGCCGTCCAAGGCCGTGTGGCGCCCCTTCACTGCCGAGTGATCAACCACGCCTGACGGCAATTCACCAGGCCCGATCCCTCCTGCAGGGGTCGGGCCTTCTCAAAGGAGATTCACGTGCCCAAAGTCATCTGCAAGCTCCCGAACGCCTCCGAGGAAATCAGCGGCGTGCGGTTCGCCCCCCATCCCGATGGCGCCGAACACGGCATGGTGTCGGAGGACATCAGCCAGGAACAGGCCGACTTCTTCGTCAGCATCCCCGGCTACGAGCTTGTGGGCGGCAGCGCCCAGAAGGCGCCGGCCGATGACACCGAGCTCGACGAGCTGCGCGCGAAGGCCGAGACCCTGGGGATCAAGGTCAAGGGCAACTGGAAGGCCGATCGCCTGAAGTCCGAGATCAAGGCCGCCGAGGACGAGAAGGCTGCGCAGGAAGCCGCCGCCAAGCAGAGCGATTCTGGTCAGCAGGACAACGCCGGCCAGCAGTAATCCACCCCGCAACTCCTGAAAGAGATCGATCATGCCAACCACCAGGCAAAACGCGCTGAACAAGAGCATGCCGGCCGCCGCCAGGGCGAAGATGGGCGACGTGCTGGCCGAGCTGATCAAGCAGGTCAACCTCCTGACTGCCTCGGTGGTCGGCATCGCGGCCAAACTCGATGCGGACGCCGGCGTCACCGACACGAACTACACCTCGCTGTGGGTGACCACGCCGGGCCTGAACGTCACGCTCAAGGATCTGGAAAGCCGGTACTGAACTGCACTCCAGTGTTCGCGAATCAGACCGCCGCCTCGTGCGGCGGTTTTGTTTTGTCGTGACGCCATAGTCGCCATGGGACCGCTGGACCAACTGTTGAGCGCCTGCCGGTCTTCTCTATTCAACCAGGAAAGGGTTCTGCCATGGCAGGCTTCAACAAGTTCAATGCGTTCACCACCGACCTGACGAACGGCAAGCACGACTTTTCGTCTCACACCTACAAGGTGATGCTGACCAACGTCGCGCCGGTGGCGACGAACTCGATCAAGGGCAACCTGACCGAGATCGCCGCTGGCAATGGCTACACGGCCGGCGGCACCGCGGTCACCATCACGAAGTCGAACAGCTCCGGCACCGAGAAGATCGTCGTGAGCTCGGACATCACCTTCACTGCCGCTGGTGGCTCGATCGGTCCGTTCCGTTACGCGGTGCTCTACAACGACACGCAGGCCTCGCCCGCGAAGCCGCTGGTTGGCTTCTGGGACTACGGCTCGTCGGTCACGCTGAACGACACCGAAACGTTCACCGTCGACTTCGACCAGACCAACGGCGTGATCCAAGTCGCGTAATGCCTCGCCGCCTGCGCCTCACGTTTCCAAGCACCGCCAAGACCATCCTGGCCTCGGCGGTGTCGCTGCTCATTGCGGGGCAGGCTGCCGCATTGAGCTTCGGCGGCCGACGGCTCCCCATTGCCAATGGTGTGCTGTCGTTGTTCGGGCAGGCGGCGACGCTCAACAAGAGCGGAGGCCCGTTCTCCGCCTACGTGCCATGGCCGGTGTGGGATGGCGCCATTCCCGCCGTGCCGCCATCGAGCACCGGGACCACCTACTACGTCTCCAGCGGCAAGAGCGACGCGCGCGGCACGCTCAACGGCGCGCCGGTCGGCTCGAACACCAACAACGGCACAAGCGCGAGCACGCCGTTCCTCACCATCGCGAAGGCGCTGTCGGTGTGGACGCCGGCGAACGGCGACACGATCCTCATCCGCAAGGGCTACTACCACGAGAAGATCGACCTGGCCGGCGCCAAAGGAACGGCTGCAAAGCCGGCGACGATCGGCAGCTACGGCGACGGCGAGGTCATCATCGATGGCTCGCAGGATGGTGGCGCGTTCAACGTCACGGATTCCAGTTGGGTCAAGCAAGGCACGACCTCGGTCTACCGCGCCCAGGTCACTGCCGGGTGGGTGCCAACCGGCATCGTCATCGATGAAGTGCCGCTGCGGCAGATCCCGCAGACCTACAACGGCAACGCCAACATCACGGCGCAGACGCCGAGCACCAGCACGATCACGTCCGGTTCCGGCAAGTGGGGCTGGGAGATCGTCAGCGGCACGCCCAACACGTACTTCATCTGGGCCGACTTTGGCAGCAAGACCCCGAGCACGAGCGACTGGTTCATCGTCGCCAACACTGGTGACCAGCACCACGTCTACACCGAGAACTGCGCGTACATCACCTTCGACGGGCTGACGATCCGCGGCAGCTCGAACGCTGGGTACTGGAGCTACCGCACCGGCTCAGGCCGCACTGGCGCGAGCGACCACATCACGCTGCGCCGCTGCGACATCAAGTTCAACGGCAAGGCCGGTACCGCCTTCGGCTACGAGACGAACTCGCTGGTCGACCGCTGCCGGATCTACCACAACGTCCTCAACAACTGGCCGCGCGGCAACAACGGCAACGCCGAGGCCGGCGGCGGCTGGCCTGGTGCCTGCAACGCCGCGAACACGCTGAACCACCGCGTGGTGGGAACCGTCGCCTACATGAACGGCGGCGAGGGGATCATCAGCTACGGATCGGAGGCCGGATACAGCACCGGCAACACGATCTTCGAGCAGTGCATCTCGTTCGACAACTGGTCGGTGAATATGTACATCGACAACCAGCCGAACGACATCATCCGTCAGTGCTTCGTGTTCCGCACGCCGTGGAGCGTGCGCGAGGCCGACTGCCTCAAGAGCACCCCAGGGACCGGAGGCTATCCCTGGGATGACATGCAGAAGTACACGACCAACATCATGATCGCCGACGAGTACGGGTCGAGCGACAACCACGCGGCCAACAACACCGGCGCAAGGGTCTACAACAACATCTCGATCAACGGTCGCTTCGGTATCCGCAACTACGTCGAGTCGGTGACGGGCACCGTTGGCTGGCGCAGCTGGATCGTCGCCAACAACCTGATCGTGCTGCCGCAGACCGGCGGCAACACCGAGGCGCGTGGCCTGTTCTTCCAGGCGCAGGGCACGACCAACACCGGCTCGATCGTCAAGAACAACGTCATCATTGGCTACGGCACGGATCCGGCGACCAGCAATGCCAACGACGTCGGAGGTTCGTACTCGCTGGCTCGATCGGAATTCGCGGCCGGTATCGGCGCCTCCGGCACTCAGCTGCTCGCAACGCTCGACGCGAACCAGTTCTACATGCTGGGCACGTCGGCGAACACGTGGTTCAACACGGGATTCGGCTCGACGGTCGCGCGCACGCTGGCGGCGTGGGCATCCACCACGGGATCAGACGGCACATCAACCGCGAACAACCCTGGCATCGCGAATGCCGCCGGCCTGCGCGCCACTACGGCGCCCTACAACTATGCCGACGCGCTGCTGAGTTCCCCTGACACTGGCGTCGACCTGTCGGCCTACTTCACCACCGACTTCGCTGGCAACACGCGGTCTTCCTGGAAGAAGGGGCCCTTCGCATGACGATCACCCGTGTTTCAGTCGCGCAGGGCAACTACGAGTACGACATCAGCGGCGGCTCGTTCCCAACGAGCGTGCAGTCTGCCGCCTTTGACCAGGCGGCAGGCAATCTCCTCATCGCAGGCGTGCGGTGGGAGGCCGGCGACGGCGCGAGCGCGATCAACCTGACCGACCTGGCGAGCGGCGGAACGCCGATGACGCCACTTGCCGATGTGACCTTCTTCGGCACCGGTGTCAACGACAAGCTGTCGCTGTTCTATTGCCTGAGCGCGCCAGCCCAGGCCGCGAACCAGTTCACGGCATCGGTCAATGCCGGCAACTCGGCGTACTTGAACCTCAAGGTCGTCCAGTACAACACGAGCACGGGCACCTGGTCTTACGACGCATCCGGAACCAATCCGGTGACGGGCGACTACGACGTGTCGCCGATCGTCACTCCATCGTTCAACACGGCTGGCCCTGGTGTGATCGTGCTGATGGGTGGCGAGCGCTACCCGGCGGACGTTGCGTCGTCGATCGACTTCGGAAGCGACACCTTCATTGAGAAGTCGGCGACCTCGGTCACGTTGTGCCTTGGCGAGCGCATCAACCAGTCCGCGGGCCAGTCGGGAACGACGGCGCAGATGGGCTACACCGCCGGCCCGGGAGCTCACCCCTACCTGGCGATGTACGCGGCATCGTTCGTCGTGTCGGGCGGCGGCGGCGTCGTCGTTCCGCCGCGTCTCATGATGCTCGGCATTGGCTGACATCCACCAGCACAGAAAGGTTCATCATGTCCGACAACTTCGTCACCAACCCCGGCGTTGGCGGCGCCACGTTTGCATCCGATGATGTCGGCGGCATCCAGTTTCCGCGCATCAAGCGATCGGTCGGTCGCGACAGCCAGGCGGCCGATGTGGCGACGCCGTTCAAGCTTATCTCTGGCGCCAGCACGAATGCGACCTTGGTGAAGAACGCGCCCGGCTGCATCACCGCCATCGTGGTGACCAACACCAACGCCGCGCCGCGTTACCTGAAGCTCTACAACAAGGCGACTGCACCTACCGTTGGCACAGACGCTCCAGCCTGGACAATCTGCATCCCTGGCAGCACCGCCGGCGGCGGCGCCGTGATCGCGCTCGACCCAGCGCTGGATTTCTCCCTCGGCATCGGGATTGGCTTGACGACCGGCGCGGCCGACACCGACACCGGTGCCGTGGCGGCCAACGAGATCGTGGTGAACCTGGGCTACGTGTGACGCAGCCGCTGACGAACGCGGACTGAAATGGCACTGACCTTCGTCGGCCAGGCAACTGGCACCACCAGTGCCACCCTGCCAACGCACCAGGCCGGCGACATCATCGTCGCCTGGGCCTATCGCGACGGCAACAACACCGCGCCGTCGCTGCCGGCCGGCTGGACCAACCTGCAGAACGGCGGCGCGAACACCAACAGCGCGCGCCTGGCGTACCTGGTCGCCACCGCGCCTGGAACATCCAGCGGAACGTGGACCAATGCCACCGAGGTGGTGTTCCATGTCTACCGTGGTGCCATCGGCGTCGGCGTCAGCAACGTCGACGGCGCGGCCAGCACGACGGTCAACTACCCGGCGCTGACGCTGCAGCGGCCCGACGGCACCTCCTGGGTGGTCGGCTTCGCGGGGCACCGCAGCACCAACACGACGCTGGAGACGCCGCCCGTCGGCATGTTCAACCGCTCCACGCTGGTGGACGCAACGGCCGAGGTGGCTGGGCACGACACCAACGGCGGCGTGGCGTCGTGGGCTGGCGCCACGGTGGCGGTGGGCGGCACCAGCTCGGGCTGGCGCAGCGCAACGGTCGAAATCCTGCCGCGGCGCGACCTGTCGCTGAGCGCTGGTCCTGGATCCTTCACGGTCACCGGCCAGGACATCGATCTCGGCAAGTTGGCGCGCGGCGCAAACCCGGCTCCGCTGCCGCATATCGGCATGCTGCTGGCGGCCGCCAGCGCCGCACGAACCCTGGTGGCCGACCAGGCGGCGTTTGCCATCACCGGCGAGGCGGCCGGCCTGCGGCGTGGCTACCCTCTGCTTGCTGGGCAGGCATCGTTTGCGATTGCGGGGCAGGCGGCCGCGCTGCGTCGGGCGACCGGAACTGCGGCCTCCGGCGCCTCGTTCTCAGTTGCGGGGCAGGCGGCGCGCCTTGCCCGCGCGTTCACGCTGACGGCCGCGAGCGGATCGTTCTCCATCGGTGGGCAGCCGGCCGCACTGGTCTACGCGCCACGCCCGTCTTCAGGCAACCCTGCGCCACTGCCGCACCTCGGCCTGATCATGCAGTTCACCGGCGCGGTGAGCATGACGGCCGACCTGGGCCAGTTCGCGATCTCGATGCGCCCCGCGGGCCTGGCGCGCGGTCTGAAGCTGAGCGCCGGTCGAGGGGACTTCTCTACCACCGGCATCAATACCCCGCTGCGGCGCGGCTTCATCCTGCAGGCGGCTTACGGCGCCCTGAGCGTCAGCGGCATTGCCGCCGTCTTGCGGCGGGGCTACCAGGTGATCGCTGGGATGGGCTCCTTCGCGATCGCCGGAGCGCCGTCGTCGTCCGATCTGGCGATGACCGCCAGCGTGGGAGCGTTTGTCGTCGCAGGCCAGAATGTCGGCCTGGCCGGAAGCGGCCGAGTGATGCCGGCAGACGGCGCCCTGTTCACGATCACGGGCGCCCAATCCACCGCGGATCTGGCGGTGTCGGCCGGCCTCGGAAGCATTGCCGTCGCGAGCTATCCCGCCGCCCTGGTCGTCACGCGCAAGCTCGTGGCTGCGGTCGCAAGCCTCGCCGCCACTCCGCAAAGCGCTTCGTTGCGCCTCGGCCGGATCGCCGTGGTGACGGTCGCGAATTTCAGCATCACCGCCCCCGCGACCGCGCTGCGACGCGCCTACATTGCTCCAGAGAACACGGGTTCCTTCACCTGCAACGGGCAGCCGGCGGGACTGCGCCGCGGATTCCTGGAGATCCTGGCGCGCGGCGACATCGTTGTGAACGGTGGCGCCGCGGCCCTGAAGATGTCCCGCGTGGTCACCGCGTCTGCCGCGACGATCAACGTCAACGGCATCGCAGCGTCGCTCGGGGTCTCGACATCATCGCGTTTTGCCGCGAGCGCGGGCAGCTTCAACGTTTCCGGGCCCGCGACCGGCCTGGCGCGCGGTCTTGCTCTGCCGTCTGGTCTTGGATCGTTCTCCACCAGCCTGCATCCGGCAACGCTGGAGATCGGCCTGCACATGGGAGCCGCCGGGGTCGCCTTTGCGATCACAGGATCTTCCGTCGGCCTGCAGCGCGGTGCGCGCTTGGCGCTAGACGCCGGTCTCCTGACGCTGACGCTTCGGGATGCGAACCTGTTCATTCCGTCGCGGCTGACGCTTGCCGCCAACCCGGGAGCCGTTTCGATCAACGGCTTCGCCGTCGATTGGCAGCGCACATACGGCCTGGTCGTCGGGCGCGGCACTTTCACGGTTGCGGGGCAGGGTGTCGCATTCGAGGAGAACGTCGGACCGCGCCTGACGCTGGATGCCGGCGGCTTCGTGGTGGCGCCGCAAAACATCAACTTCTGGCGCTCCTACCATCTGCCGTGCGGCCACCTGAACGTGATCATCACGCCGAAGCCGGCCCGCCTGGTCAAGTCGGCCGCGAGGATCGTGAATCCGAACAACGTGCCGCCGCACCGCAGGTTTGTTTTGTACCGCCGGTGACGGAAGAATCGACCATCATCAGGAGAGCATCTTGGACGAGCTGATCAACGTGGACGAGGAAGTGGTCTGGCGCGAGAAGGACAAGGACGCGCGGCTGAACTACTCCTTCGACCTGAAGCCGCTGCTCGCTGATGGCGACACGCTCGTCGATTGCTCGTGGTCGGTGTATCCGTCCGGATCGGTCATCACGCCATCGCACTCGGTGGACGGCACGAAGGCCATCGTGGCGATCGACGGCGGCACGCCAGGACAGTGGTACGCCGTGGTTGCGTCCTGGACATCCTTTGCAGGTGTCGTGGACCAGTTCACGGTGCGGATCTTCGTCAAGCAAGACGACGAGAACCAATCCCCGCTCGGCTCGGCGCTGTTCCCGAACCGCTTCACCGCCACCCAGAAGATGCGTCGCGACCGGCTCCTGCTGACCGCCGTCGGCGTCATGCCGAAGGTCGAGATTTCCGACGACTACATCTGGGACAAGCTGATCGCGGCCGAGGCCGCGATGCAGCGCCGGCTGCGCGTGAAGTTCCAGCCGACGAAGTATTTCCCGCTGCAGCCGTCGCAGGAGGAGATCGACGCGCTCAACGGCATGCCGTGGGAGCTCGATCCAGGCTACGACTACAGCGCCGACGGCTTCTGGGGCGACGCGTGGGGCATGTTCAAGCTGCGCAACAAGCCGGTGATCTCTGTCGACCGCCTGCGCTTCACCTACCCGGCGCCGGCCGCCGGCCTGTTCGATGTGCCGGCTGACTGGATCCGCGTCGACGCGAAGGCCGGTACGGTGCAGCTGGTGCCGTCGGCCGTCACCGTCTCGGTGCCGCTGGCCTCGCTCATCGCGCAGGCGATCGCCGGCGGCCGAACGATCCCGTTCATGATGCAGGCGACCTATGTGGCTGGCCTGCAGAACGCCGCCACGGAATGGCCCGACCTGGTGAACCTGGTGATGAAGCAGGCGGTGCTCGACATCCTCGGCGACGCGTTCCTGCCGTCGTCCGGCTCGATCAGCGCCGACGGCCTGTCGCAAACGCTGTCGGTCGACATGGAGAAGTATTACGACTCGATCGACCGCACCATCGACGGGCCCAAGGGCGCCAACGGCGGCCTGATGACGGCCATCCATGGCATTCGCGTCGGGGTGCTGTGATGCGCTTGAATCCGGCGGCCTTCAACAGCTGGCTCTCGAACATCGGGCAGCGCTACGAGTGGCGCAAGTCCTACGCCTGTCCGTGCATCTCGCCGCACAGCGGCGCCTCCAAGCCGGGTTGCCCGCAGTGCGGCGGCCGCGGGCGCATCTGGGTGGGGGCGGTCGCCGGCGTCGCAGGGATGGCCGGCAGCAAGACGCAGCGCGAGTGGGCGCAGTTCGGCCTCTGGGAAAACGGCGACGTGGTGGTCACCATCGGCAGCGACACGCCGCTGTATGGCATGGGTCAGTTCGATCGTGTCACCGCGCTCGACAACACCGACGTTTTCTCGAACACGCTGGTGCGCGGTCAGGGCGACAAGCTGTACGGGCCCGTGCTGAGCGTCGAGCGCGTCTTCTGGCTGAACGACGTCGGCGCGATCGTGGATGGTGGAATACCAGATGTCGCGGCCGACGGTACGCTCACCTGGTCGGACAATGACCCGCCTGCTGGCGCCACCTACACCATCACCGGCACGCGCATGGCCGAATACTTCTGCTGGGGCCAATACCCCAGCGACCGGAACATGCACTCCGGAGCGCAGTTGCCGCGCCGCGTGGTGCTGCGCAAATTCGACCTGTACGGCCGGCAGGGCAAGGTCTAGCGCGACGTGTCGCGCTTCACCGCTTCGGTGAAGGCCTGCTCGGCCAGCGGACGCATCTCGTTCGCCACCTTCTCGGCGATGTGCTGCCCGGGCTGAGCCGGCACGATCCAGCCGCTGGAGCCCTCCATCATCGTGCGGAAAGTCATGAACGTGGAGTAGCGCTTGCCGCCGGCACTGGCGTCGAAGCGCACCATGCCGGCATAGCGATCCGTCTTGCCCTGCGGGTTTGGCCCCAATATGGCGGCCGGCAGCCGTCCGCCCCACTCGTAGTTTCGCTTCGCCACCAGGTACGGGCCGCGCGTCTTCGGGTTCGATGCGAACGGGCGCTGCTGCTTCAGCGGGCGCATGCCCATCGGGCTCAGCGCCGTCACCTCGCCGCTTGGCCTGGTGCTGGTGCTCAACACCTTGCTGGCGGTGAGCCGCGAGGCCGCCTGGTAGATCTGCTCCGGCATCGCCGGTGCGTGAGCCTCGTTGCCTGGGGTGTTGTGGCGGAACGGAATCACCAGGAAGCGGCGCCCATCCTTGGTGGTGCGCACTTTCAGGCTCGTGTCGAGCATGCGCTTCAGGTCGCGCGCCGGCCGGCCGGTCTCGATCTCCTCGGCGTGCTTGTAGTCGCTCCAGACCAGCCAGGAGAATGGGCCCGTCTGCTGGAGCTGAATCGACTCCATGTAGGCGGTCTTCTCGCCGCTCCAGAGCTTGGCGTGAGCCACCGACTCCATCCAGCGCACCTGCGTCTGCTGGGCGACCGCGCGCGCGGCCTGCGCCAGGCGCGGCAGCACCGTCTCGTTGATCACCTGGTGCGCGGCGTCGAGCACAACGTCCAAGTCGATCGAGATGCGGAATTCGGCCATGCCGAGAGCCTAGCGTCACGTCGCGGGTCGTGACGCCACACTCGCCAGCATGTCGATTTCCATGGTCGTCCCCCTCGCGGTCGGCAACGCGCTGCGCCTGTTTTTGCAGCCGCCTGCCGGCGCGCTGTATTGGCGCGTGCTGCGCAAGGGGGCGGACACCTTCACCGGCGAGTCGGATCCTGACGCCGTGAGGGTGTATCAGGGCACCCAGTCCGTGGTGCTAGACGCTGGCAATCAGCAGCTGGGCCAGGCGGTCTACCCGCTCCTGAATGGCAACACCTACTACTACCGCGCCTACTACTGGGACGGCTCGGCCTGGATCTCCAGCTCGACTGTTGGCGCCGCGCCGGCGGCAGCCTACGCCGACGCCAGCACCGACGTGCTGACGGTGGTGCGCGACCGCCTGGACTGCGGTCTGCAGACCGAAGTGGCCGCCGGCGTGCTTTTCCCGGACTCCGGCGGCATTCCAGTGCTGATCGCGCCTCCGATGTGGGAAGACGCGCGCTGGCCGATGGTCACCGTGCATCTCCAGTCCGAGGCGCCCTCCGCGCGCGGCCTTGGTGAGATGGTCGAGCCCGACGAGCTCGACGAGACCGGCACCGAGTGGAATGGAACCGAAGGCTGGCTCGCCAAGGTGCAGTTGACGATCGTCGGCTGGACCCAGAACCCGGACGAGCGCATCGCGCTGCGCAAGTCGCTGCGCCGCCTGATCGTGGCGAACCTGTCGGTGTTCGACGCCGCCGGCATGGTGCAGATCGAGTTCCAGCAGCAGGACATGGATCCGCTGACCGAGTATCCGGCGCCCGTCTACCAGGTGATGTGCACCCTCACCTGCCTGGCGCCGGTGCGCGTCATCACCGCCCGCGACGCTGCGATCGCGGATGTCACCACAACCATTGTCGAGGGCTGAACCCATGAAAGAGAAAGCTGACGCGCCGATCGAGAAGGAAGCACCCACCGAGGAGGCGCTGACGCTCGACGAGTTCTGCACGCGCCTGTCGAAGACCGATCGGCGCGTGGAGCTGATCGGCGGCTTCCATTTCGACGAGAGGCGCGCCGAGCGCTTCAAGGACACCGAGTCGGCCTACCGCTCGCGGTTCGAGGCCTTTGCCAACAAGCCTGCCTGAAGGGGTAGATCATGCCTGTTTTCTTCGACGGCCAGCTGCTGATCTCGCCGACCACGCGGTCGGTGGTCAACGACAGCGCCCTCTACAACAAGAACCTGACGGTCAGCAACGTCGCAGCGCTGGTCGGCCGCTCGGTGGGCGGCAAGCCGAACTCGGTGTTGCGCTTTGGCAATCCGTCAGAAGCCCAGGCTGCGCTGGTGGATGGTGAGCTCCTGACGGCCATCCTGAAGGCGTTCGACCCCAGCTCGCAAACCGGCAGCCCCCAGGAAGTGGTGGCGGTTCGTGTCAACCCGGCGCAGCAGGCCTCGCTGGCGCTTCTGGATGCCACGCCGGTGACCGTGATCAACCTGGTGTCCACCGACTACGGCCTCTACACCAACCAGATCAAGGTGAAGATCGAGGCTGCCAGCACTGCAGGCAAGAAGCTGACCACCCAGTTCGGGAACAGCTACTACACCCAGGACAACGTGTCGCGGAACGCGTTCAAGATCCGCTACACCGGCGGCCAGGCGAGCGCGCGCATGTCGATCACCGGCACGCAGATCACGCTGGAGGCGCCGAACAGCAGCGTGGTCGCCACGATCGACCTGTCGGTGTACGACACGATCCAGGAGGTGGTCGATCGCATCAACGTGGTGAGCGGCTTCACCGCGTCCGTGCAGGACGGAAACGGCACCAAGCCGGCGCTGCAGGGGCTGGACTTCGTGTCGAACCAGGACGTGAAGACCGCCGACTACATCGCCACCGCGCACCTCCAGGCGATCGTCGACTGGTTCAACAGCACCTCCGAGGGCTTCGTCACCGCGACGCGGGTCGCCAACGTCGGCACTCTGCCGGCGAACATCGGGTTCACCTACCTGACCGGCGGCAGCGACGGCACGGTGACGAACAACGAATGGTCGAGCGCCTTCACCACGCTGCAGACCGCTGACGTGCAGTGGATCACGCCGGTGAGTTCCGATCCGTCCATCCACGCGATGGCCGACACGCACTGCGCGTTCATGAGCACCCAGGGCCGCATGGAGCGGCGCGCGGTCTGCGGCATGGCCTCCGGCTCCACCGACCAGAACGCGATCGACGCCGCCAAGGCGATCAACAGCGACCGTACGTCGCTGGTTCACATCGGCTACTACGACTACGACGCCAACGGCACCCTGGTGCTGCAGCCGCCGTACATGACGGCCGCGCTGATCTCCGGCATGGCCTCTGGCGTCAATCCTGGCACGCCTCTGACCAACAAGTCGATGAAGGTGCGCGGCCTGGAGCGCAAGCTGCGCAACCCGACCGACACCGACGTGCTGATCAAGGCGGGCGTGCTCTGCGTCGAGGACACTCCCCAGGGCTTCAAGGTGGTCAAGTCGAACACGACCTGGCTGACGAACCTGAACTACAACCGCGTCGAGATGTCGGTCGGTGCGGCGCTCGACTTCATCGCGCGCAACGTGCGCAACGCGCTGGACGTGCTGCGCGGCGAGAAGGCGAACGCGATCACGCTGAACCGCGCGGTCAGCATCACCGAGTCGACGCTGCGCGAGCTCGCGCGAGCTGAGCCGCAGGGCCCCGGCGTGCTGGCCGGCGATGCCGACAGCCCGGCGTACAAGGCGATCACCGCCTCGATCGACGGCGACGTGCTGCGCGTGCAGTTCCAGTGCAGCCCGGTTCTGCCGACGAACTACGTCCTCGTCTCCATCTTCGCGGTGCCCTTCAGCGGCACGGCGACGGCCGCTTAAAGGAGGCCTGAATCATGCAGCAGAACCTGAAGACCCGTTCCGGCAACCGGATCGTCATCGTCATCGACGGAAAGCAGTACGGTCTGATCCAGAACCTGCGGGCCAGCGACGACTATGCGCCGGAGCCGGCATCCGGCATCGGCGACATCCACGTGCAGGAGTGGGTGCCCACCCAGGCGCGGCACGTCCTGAGCATCAGCAAGATGGTGCTCAACGTGGAGAAGCTGCGCGCCAACGGCATCTTCCCCGAGAACGGAGATGGCGTGCTGCAGGGTCTGGTGTTCGACATCGAGCAATACGACAAGGACACCGGCCAGCTGCTGGTGAAGTACGTCGGCTGCTCGTATGCCAGCGGCGACCTGGACGTCAGCAAGCACTCCATCGTGATGATGTCCGGCACGTTCAACGCGCTGGATCGCGTCGGCACCACGCTCTGACCAATCCTTGATCCACAACCCGGGGCCGCTTCGGCGGCCCTTTGACCACCTGGAGAACCATCATGCCACGCAGCCCAGCACCCAACGATTTCCAGGTGCCGGTCGACGACATCGGAACCTTCACGTTCGGACGCCGCACGCCGCGCGACGTGTTCATGATCCGCGGCGAGTATGCGCGCCTGACGAACGGAAACTTCACCGAGGACGGCGCGCTTGCCGACATGACGGCGCTGGCGTTCATCAGCATCCAGCAGTTGGCGGTGCGAATGCCCGACGGCTTCAGCCTGGAAAAGCTCGACCCGGTGATGAGCGACGACTGGGAGGCCAAGGTGCTTCGCATCTTCGCGGCGCTGCGCGAAAAGGAGCTCTCCTTTCGACCGGAGCTGCGAGAAGCAGGCCAAGCAGCGAGCGCGTGACCACCACGGCAGCTACGAGTTCGCGTTCCGGCGGCGCTACAACCTGCCGCCAACGGACCCGCGGTACCTGTCTGCCACTCGTGACCAGATCATTGAGGACTACTGGCTCCACTATTACGCCGAGCACGGCGTGAAAGAGGAGATCGAAGACGAGGATTTCGACCTGGACGAGATCCAGGAGAGGCTAGAACGCGGCGACGACTGGGAAGACATCATCAATGGCTGACGTAAAGATCCCAATCGACGCCAATGCCAAGGGCGTGCTCGACCAGCTCACGCAGATCGAGCGGAAGATCCTCGAAGTCGAGAAGACCGCCGCCAGGCTGGGCCGCATCAAGTTCCAGCCGATCGACGCCAAGGGCGTCGGCGAGGAGCTGAAGAAGCTCGAACAGATGATGCTGGAGTCGCACCGGCGCGTCACGCAGGCGACCGGCGGCTCCACGACGATGCCCGCGCCAGGCGGTGGCGGTGGTGGACTGCCGCCGCCGCGCACCCCGGCGCCGGCGGCCAGTGGCGGCGCGCGCGGCGGTGGGCGGCGCGGCCGTGGCGCCTACACCCATGCGCCAGAGCTTTACGACGTCGGCCACCACCTGATCAGCGGCGTCGGCGGTGGCTTCGGCCAGGTCGCGAGCTACGCCACCCGCGGCGCCGTCGCGGGCGCGCGCGATGGTGGATTCTTCGGCGGTGGCATGGGCCTGGTGCGCGGCGGCCTGATCGGCATGGCGGCCCTGGGCGCCTTCAAGATCGGCCAGGGCGTCAGCGAGGGCTACGACCTGGCGAAGGAGCGCGCTGGCACGCTGGACACGCTGAAGCGTCAGCTCGGCGATGTCGGCATCGCGTTCGAGCGCCTGAAGGCCATCAGCGAGGGTGCGGCCGACGGCCTGGCGATCAACTCGAAGGAGGCGGCAGAGCTCGCCGCGCAGTTCAATCGCCTGAGCCGCGGGCACGGCGGCGTCTCCGGCCTGATGGACAGCACGCGCGTGTCGGTTGGCGTCTCGCGTGCCTATGGCCTGGATCCAGGCGCTGGCGTCGGATTCTTCGGCGGCATGGCGAACATGGACCGCCGGCAGAACAACCGCGAGCTGGCGCTGATGTTGGCCGAGACGATCAACAAGTCCGGCATGTCGGCGCGCGCCGACGAGGTGATGCAGGCGCTGCAAGGCTACGCGGCCACCACATCGCGCATGGTGATGGGCGTTGTCGGCCTGCGCGAGTACGCCGGCTCCTACAGCTCGTTGATGGGCATGCGCGGCATGACCAGCGAGACGGCCACCGGGATCCTCGGTGCAGCCAACGCCAGCGTCATGCGCATGGGCGCCGTTGGCGAGGCCGGCCAGAACTTCACGATGATGGCGCTGAGTCGATCCGGCCGGCTGAACCCGGTGCAGGCGATGGCGCTGGCCGAGGGCGGCCTGTTCGGCACGCGCGGCGACGTGTTCGGGCCCAACTCGGCGATCGCGCGCTTCATCGGCCCGGGCGGCATGCCGGGTGGCGCGAGCGGCGTCACCAACTTCTCCGCGCTGCGCCAAGGCATCCGCGGGCTGGGTGGAGATCGTTGGCTGCAGCTCGACGCGGCGAAGCGCTTCTTTGGCGTCGGCAGCCTGTCGCAGGCCGCGGCGCTGATGAATCTCGACGACACCGGCGCCGGCGCGCTGCAGGGCGCACTCAAAAGCGCCGGCATCGATCTCAACTCGGTGAACGCCAGCGGCATCCAGGCCCTGGCGTCGGCCGCCGCCGCCGGCGCCTCGCCGGACGAGCTGCGCAAGCTCGCCAGCTCGAACCGCGAGGAGACCGAGTTCACCAAGATGCAGGACAGCTTGAAGAAGCTGGACGACATCAAGATCAACACCGGCGACAAGCTGATCAGTCCGATCAACGACATGCGCGGCTACCTGGCGGCCATCGCCGAGAAGCTGGCGCCAGACTCGTCCTTCGTGAAGACGCGCCGCAACATGGAGGTCGGCCGCAACATCGACCGCCAACTGAGCGACTTCGATTCACAGACCGCCGAGCTGCGAAAGAAGATGCCTGCCAACTACCCGGCCGCGCGCTGGGAGCAAGCGCGGGCAGCCGAGCGGCAGCGCATGGTGGATCGCCTGCAGCGCGACCTGACCGGTGTCGACCCGGGATTGCTGAAGCAGCTTTCCGAGACCGACGCGATGCTCGGCATGCCGGCCGGCACCTCGGCACGTCAGATCGCCAAGGAAAGCGGCTTCGATCCGACCGCAGTCAGTTCGGCCGGCGCGATGGGTCTGGCGCAGGTGATGCCGAAGACGCTGCAAGCGTTGGAGCAGCGCCTGGGCCGCAAGCTCGACCCAATGAACCCGCAGGACGCTGTGATCATCCACCGCGAGCTGATGCGGGAGAACCTGGCGCACTTCGGCAACTTGCCGGACGCACTGAAGGCCTACAACGGCGGCTGGGATCCGTCCAAGTGGAACAACCCGGAGACCGCGGGCTACACCGACGGAATCCTCAACACGCCTCTGCCGCCCGGGCATTCGCAAGCTGGCGCCGGCCGCGGCAGCGTCAATCCGCCTCTGGCGATCGAGGGTACCTTCACGCTGCAGGACCAGCGCGGAAACCAGGTGGCTGAACCGGTGCGCACGCGAGTGAGCGTGCCGCGCGCATCGGG